GGGTCGAGCTCGGAGTTGATGAAGTTCTGGAAGTAGGGCAGGCCGTACTTCGCGGTCATATCGAACAGGGCGCGGGCGTTGTCCGACTCCCAGTCGAAGTCCTTCGTCATGTTGTAGGTCGGGATAGGGAAGGTGAAGACGCGGCCGTCGGCGTCGCCTTCCATCATGACCTCGATGTAGGCGCGGTTGATCGTGTCCATCTCGGCCTGGAGGTCCCCGTATGTGAAGTCGCAGACCTCCTCGCCGATGTAGGGGTGGTCGTCGGCCACGTCGGCCGGGCACGTCCAGTCGAAGGTGAGGTTGGTGAAAGGGCACTGGCTTCCCCAACGGCTTGGAACGTTGAGGTTGAAGATGAGTTCCTGCATGGACTGCTTGACTTCCGCATAGTCCAGCTTGTCGAGCCGGATGAACGGCGCCATGTACGTGTCGAAGGACGAGAAGGCCTGGGCCCCCGCCCACTCGTTCTGCAGCGTGCCGAGGAAGTTGACGATCTGGCCGCAGGCCGACCTGAAGTGACGCGGAGGATCGGAGGCGATGGCCCCGGCGATGCCGTTGAAGCCTTCCTCCAAGAGCCTCCTAAGAGACCAGCCCGCACAATAGCCCGCGAGCATGTCGAGGTCGTGGATATGGTAGTCGCCGTTTCTGTGTGCGGCTCCTTCTTCTTCGCTGTACACCTTCGACAGCCAATAGTTCGCGATCGTCTTGCCGGCGGCGTTGAGAATGAGGCCGCCGACGGAGTAGCCCTGGTTCGCGTTCGCGTTGACGCGCCAATCCGCCTGCTCCACGTATTCTTCCACTGTGGAGATCGGGTCGATGTTAACAGTCAAAATCTCGTCCTTTCTACGATGGGTCTTCGATTATACAGCCACTGGGGCCTTGATGGCGGGGTGGTGTTTGTACCCGGCCGATGCGTAAATGTCGCTCATTTGATAGTCGAATATAGAGGGCGCCTTCTTGATGCTGAGTTCGGGAAATGGGTAAGGCTCGCGCCTGAGTTGTTCTCGCACAGCCGCCACGTGGTTCGCGTAGATGTGGCAGTCCCCACCCGTCCAAATGAACTCGCCTACGTCGTAGCCTGTTTGCTGTGCGATCATGTGTGTCAACAAGGAATACGATGCGATATTGAAAGGCACACCTAAGAACAGGTCCGCACTGCGTTGATACAGCTGGCACGAGAGCCTGCCCCCTGCCACGTAGAACTGGAAGAGCGCGTGGCAGGGGGCCAGCGCCATGGCGTCGATGTCGCCGACGTTCCACGCCGACACGATATGCCGGCGGGAGTCCGGATCGGCCTTCAAGCTCTCGACGACCTCGTAGATTTGGTCGATTCCCTTTCCGTCCGGTGCAGGCCAGGAGCGCCACTGATAGCCGTACACGGGCCCGAGGTTGCCTTCTGCATCGGCCCACTCGTCCCAGATAGTAATACCATGGTCCTTCAACCACTGGATATTCGTGTCGCCCGATAGAAACCACAGAAGTTCGCCCTTCACTGCTTTCATCGGCACGAACTTCGTTGTTATACGAGGGAAACCGTTGTTCAGGTCATAACGGATCTGCCGCCCAAAGACGGACAGAGTCCCCACCCCTGTGCGATCCTTCTTCTCCACTCCATGCTTCAGAACGTCTGCGAGAAGAACCTCATACTGCCTATCGATCATGTTCATCAAACGAACTTTCTGACCATGTCGGGGCGGAAGCCGCTCCAGTGTGTCTGACCGATCACCACAACCGGGGCTTGCTTATAGCCGAGACCCAACACGAATGACAGAGCGTCGTGGTCTTCGGTGATGTCGACCTCGTCGAACGGTATGCCCTTCTTCGTCAGGTCCTTCTTCGTCATCTTGCACTGGACGCAGCCAGGCTTCGTATACAGCGTCGCTTTCGTCATACTCTCTCCTTTCATCAGTGGGAGGCGTGCTCCCAGTCGTCCGCAGGTTGCCCGTGTGCGGCAGTGAACTCCACCCCTTTCCACGTTGTGGACATCAGCTCCGCGATTTTGGGCACCGCCCATTCTAGCTCAGTTTCAGGGATCGAGAAAATCAGCTCGTCGTGGATTTGCGCGCGAAGCCAGTGAATGAGGCGAACGTCACATTTCAGCATCCGGATGAGCGCGTCAGTCATGATCTCCCTCGTCCCAGACTGCCCCATGAGCGCCGAGGACTGCGTGTACGACCGCTCGATGTTGACACTCATACGCCGGCCCCACGCGTTGTAGATGAAGCCGCTCTCACCTTGATCCGCGCAGTCCTGACGCCACCGCACAACCGAAGGGTAAGCCTCCGCCATCTTCTCGACGAAGTGCTCCGCCACGTCGAGCGGTTGACCAGACGCCTTGGAAATCGTTTTCGCTCCGCCGCCGTAATTCCAAGCGTGAGAGAGTGCCTTAGCCTTCTGCCGGTAGGGGTTGCGCTTGCGCGCCTCTCCGTCTGTCTCCCAGCCGTCCGGCATGTGTGCCTCGTATTCGTCGTCCCCCCAGACGGCGCGGCCCGTGATCTCGTGCGGGTCGGCTCCGGGCAGGAAGTTCTTCAGGTATGCGGGGTCCTGTGCGTAGCCGGCGACGATCCTCGCATCCGCATTCGAGTAGTCGAACGACACCAGCTTGCAGCCGGGGTCCGGAATGAAATAGGACTTCTCCACCGCGTTGTCGCCGCGAGCCGTCCACACGGTCAGGCCGGGCTTCGTCGTCGACGAGCGTCCGGATCGCTGAAGATCGTCGACCTCGGGGTGCACACGGCCGTCAGGCTGAAGACAATCGATTGTGAGCTGCGCAAGAGAGCGCTGGCCCAGTAGTTCACCCAACACCTTTCCGAAGGCCACAGCGTGGCTTCCGTGGCCTCTGAGGAGGCCCTGTACAACGCTGCCGGATAGCTGCAGAGCGCCCGTCGGTGTGCGAGGCCACTCGGGGTGCGTGAACTCGTCCACACCGAACGCAGCCAGGGCATCGATGACGCACTGCTTGCCTTTAGTCGTCCGCCACGGCTGCTTCGAATCGAGTGGCATGCCCACCGACCTGTGCAGGTAATCGAGCAGTTTCTCTTTCCTGTCCGCCAACTCGTAGAGCCTGTCGTAAGCCTTGTCGGCGTCGATGAGGAAGCCATTCCTCGACATCTGCGCGTTGATAGCCGCCTTCAATTGTTCACGCCAGTCGTACTCGTCGACCTCATGACGAAGCAGGAGCTCCTTAAAAATACCCCTGAGCACCACTACGTCCTGTTCGGAATACTCGCGGAACGTCGGATCGTCGAGCGGAATCAGTCCGAAGTCGAGATCTGCGACTTTCGTCCCCGGGGGGTTGAACCGCTTGGCGAGGTCTTTCAAGTCCATGACCTTGCCTTCCAACCCCAGGCGGTGTGCGAGGTTGTCGAGGGACAGCCATCTGCGCACATTCGAAGGGCTGAGGTCGGTGACGACTCGACGCCCTGCCCTGTCCAGGTAGACGGACGGAGCAGGATAGGCGATGTTTGCCAGCACCATGGTGTCGATGACCTTGCGGCCCATCGTCATCCGTAACGGCTCGTCACTATCTTTGCCGAACAGCACGGACAAGTCGAAGTTGTGGCCGTTATGTATCACCACGCCGTCGGCTTTCCGAATAGCATCCATGACTTCGTCGTAGTCTTCCGTCAAGACGACGGGGCCCTCGCCCCATGCGTACTGGCCGAGGCGGAAGAACTCACGCGGCGGCATGGACCAGCGCTTCTCGACTCCGTGGGACTCGATGTCGAGGAAGAGGATCTTCGACCATTCTCCGCCGAACGGCGACGACCATGCACCGTTATCCAGTAGATAGCGTCGCACAACACCAGCAAACCACTGAGCTGCCGTGTCGATGCCGCAGTCGTCCCACGGTTCGAGGTCGAAGACAGCGGCGCCTTCCTCGGTGCCGGACCACTCGTAGTCGAGGGGTCCGAGCTCTGGACTGGCAGCCACAGCCACCTCCTGGAACGTCTCGATGTCGCCGGATGCCAGGTAGAATCGCACAGTTCTCATTCGTCCACCACCATCGTATAGAACCAACCCTTGGACTTCTTGCTCTTACCCTTGCCTCGAATGTATTCGAGCTCAACTGGACCGGAGATAAGACCCCTTCCTCGCAGTGAAGAGATGATGTTCTTGTACGTCCACTCGTCCAACTCGGGGAATTTATCCCGGACCTTCGTGCACAGGATGGCGTGGTTCGCCTTGTCGCAGTGCGTGCGGATGAACGTCATGACCGATTCCTGCTGCTTGACGTAGTGGCTGGCCGTCACGTCATTGAGTGCCTTGAGAAGACACCGAACCCAATGGTTGGCATAGTAGATGGCGTTAAGCATGTGCGTCTTGGTGATCACGCCGTCATCCCGGTCCATGAGGCTGAACAATCCCGCCACCTGAGGGACGGTGATGCACAACCTGCGGAACGCCGACTCGAAGATCGATGACTTATCTTCGACGATGTCGAAGCGCTGTACGTTAAGACACCATGTTTCGTAGCGGTCTAGCGCTTCGTCGTCCACGTCGAGGAGAATACGGTTGACATCGAGGTCCCGCTCCTGAAGTCGCTGCTCCACGTCGGGCACGTCGTCAGTCTTGTAGCACACGCGGCACAGTTGATTGACACGACTCGCCAGGGTGTGCGCGAGCTTCTGCGCCTTCCTGTCGCGGTCTTTGCTGTTGCCGAACTTGCGGCGACTGTTGAACATAGCTGCGATCTTCGGCTTATCGTCACGCTTATTCTCGTTATCTTCTTCGATGTACGTCACCCACGTGAAACGCGTGAGGAACCCGTTCTTGAAGTTGCGCATTTCGAGGATGTCGATTGACTCGTCGTAGATACCCGTGAGGATGACGTTGAGGTGTGCGTTAGCACGATCTACACCCTCAGTCGTGATACGACGCGTCATCTCTACTTCGCCGCTGAACAGCTTGCACAGGCCGGCGTCGAAGCCGTTCCATGACCCGCGGTTGTCCATGATATCTCGGAACTTGTCTTGGATCTCGTCGAGCGCCATATACGTGGGCGTGTTGTGGAACGGTGCGATATCACGCTTCATAGCCTGAATAGTGGAGTCACTCGCCACTTTGATGCTGTTGGTGCGCCCGACCAGGGTGCTACACGTATCGATGACGGTCTGAGCTCCGTTCACCGCGGTAGTCTTGTGCGCAGTACCGGAAGGACCGAGGATGAGCGGCCAGAAGCGAAGCCCCTGCTCGTCGTCGCCCGTGGTGTTAATAGACCCGAAAGCTCCGATCGTCGTAGCCATCGTCACCAAACCAAGCGCAGCATGGTAGGCGTCCGCGGTGTCCGTGACCGTGCGACCGTAATCGATGTAATCTTTGATGAACGTTGGATTGTCGTCACTTTCGACGAACGCCACCTCGTCATCCGTGAGGAGCTGGATCTCACCGGTCTGATACTCGTGAATAGCGTTGGCAAAGCTTTCGTCCCCGAGAGCAATGCCGTTCTCGTCGAGATGCGTGAAGCTGTCCTTGTACTCCTTGCTGAACTTCTCAACCTCTCTCCACGTGCACAACTCCCAGTTGTCGCGCTTCGGGATAGTGTGGCCTTCCTTAGTTTTCCGGCCGGCGTAAACGGGGTTGTACTTGTTGCAGTGTGCGCGAAGCATCAGCTGATACACCTCGTTGTCGCTGAACGTAGCTCGGAAGAGCTCCATCTGGAACTTCTTGGCCGTCTGAGACCAGCTCTGACGCCCGTCCTCGATTTCGTCGAGATACATAGACCGCAGTGACTGAGTCTTGAGCTTGTCCTCGATTACTCGAAGCTGCTCGTCATCGCACATCGGGGGGGCTTCGCCGACTTTCTTCGCCTCTTCGAGGCGCACAACGGGGTAGGCCGCCTTGACCTCGTCCAACGTGTAGACGGCACCGGTGTTCTCCACGACGCGCACAGGGTAGTCGGCGCCGTACTTCGTGTTGACGGATCCCGGTACCCGGAGCAGCTTGGACGCTTGCCAGCCACTGTCGCAACCCTTGTCGCGGTGCTTCTGGTAGATGGACCTCGATACCTCGGAGCACTCAGCCAGACTGTGCGGCTCGTCGAGGATCCACCAGCAGTGCGTGCGGTTCCTCGATGTGCGCACAACCAAAGTCGGCTCAACCTCGAATTCGCTCGGGGGGCAGGTGTCGGCTTCTGCCCACACGACGCCGCACATAGCTCCTTCGTCGTCGCCCGAACGGCTCTTACCCGAGAACACACCGACTGAGCAGTATGTATTCTCATCCTCGCGGATGGACAGGTAGCGCTGTGCGAGGTCGCGCTTCTCCGGCCAGGCGAGGAACTTGCTTTTGACAGTTTCTTCTTCGTCAAGGGGGTCCATCGTCACAATGTTGATGTAACCCTCGATGTCTTTGTATATCGCGTCCAGGAATTCTATTGCTTCCATCTTCTCTTCCTTTCTCTTCCTTTCTCTTCCGAACCGACGTTGTCTTATAGAGCAGGAACGGCCCCGTTGGGGCCGTTCCTTACTCCTTCCTCTTAACCGATGCTGAACTTCCTCGTCGTGTCCCGAGCCGGATGGATCTTAGCCGTGGGTGCGTCCTGCACGACCTTGGGCTTCAGCGGCTCGCCGAGCTGTTCCAGCTCTCGCTTTCCGTCGTCCACGTAGTAGGACTCGACCGTTGCATTTACGTAACCCCGATCATTGTGGCGGTTCCCGATTTTGACGAGGACCGTCTGGTCGGGGTCGACCAGTTCGGTTTCGTCTTCGGGGATCAGGAAGCCCTCATCGGGGTCGTAGGCGCCGACGGCCTCCCAGAAGTTCGGAAAGCTGTAATTGAGCTTGCCGTTCTTCCAGTGCGGTTGAAGCGGGACGTTGAAATCCTTGACGATGGCGCCGTCGTAGTCGTCGGTCGGGCCTTCGATGATCTTCATGTCAACGACGAGACGCGGTAGCCCTGCATTGGCAGCGGACTTGTACTCTCCCTTCTCCACATCGCAGATGATAGCCCGGTAGACCCCGGGCGCCGGAACCTTGACCGCACCGCCGCGGCCTCCGAAGTGGCCGTCGGCTCCGAGAGCGGACTTGAGTTCCTTGTCGTCGAGTTTGAATGCCTTATAAGCGGGTTTGCGTACCATAGTGTTCTCCTCTCTCAGTGGTTGTCGCAAAGCTTCCAGAGCTTTTCGATGGTCAGGTCCTCCACGAAGGGAGGAAGGTTGAAGCGATTCTTGGCCCCGATCGTTCGGGATGCGAACATCTGCGCTTCCGTATGCGACTCGCCTGTTTTCCGGTCGGTGTCCAGTGACAAATGTACCACCACGTCGGGCGTCTGTCCAACCTTGGCCCGCGAACCGGATCCGCGCCAGGCGAAGTCGGCCACCCCGTTGTCGTCGGTCTTCTGGTGGACGACGAGGATGGACAGCACCCCGGCGTCCTTCAGAAGCGGGAAGATCCCGTTCGATCCAGTGGTCTTCTTAGCGGCCTCCGTCCAGATGGCGAACTTGTTAGGGTTCTGCTTGGCCATCTCAACGGCTTCGAAGTAATCCGCACACCAGTCGTTGTAGACGTTAAGTGGGTCGATAACAATCGTCTTGTACTCACGGGGCATCTCGCCTGTGAGGAAGGCCACAAGAATGCGGTCCGTGTTGTGGATCCAGCCTTCCTCCTTGGTCATGCCCTCTGGTATCGGCATGTTCTTAGGCCTGACGATGTCGATGTTTTCCGGTGGAACATCGCGTGTGACGCCTGTCGTGCTGCCTTCGAGGTCGAGGTACAGTACAGGCGAGGTTGGTGCGAACTTGGCAGCCGATGCGGCGAACGTCGTCTTCCCCTGGCCGTAGTCGGAGTAGACGAGGATCTGCTCGGGTTTGCTGAGTTCGTCGGGTTTGATGATGAATGATTCGATGTCGAAATCTGTCATTCGTCTTCTCCTTTCTCTTGACGGATGTAAAGCTGCTCTGTGCTCTTAAGGCACTGAAGATATTCCTCTGCCGAAGCCAGCATTTTCACTCTTTTCGGATCCAGCTTTTGAACATAGCAACGTCGAAGCGTATCTCCAGGTAGAGCCTTTTCAGCCTTCGATATATCGAAACGGTGAACCTCCCTTCGCGTAACTATGTACGGGCCGGCTACTCCGGACTCACCGACCTGCAGCCTTTGCTTGATAGCTGCAGCGAGTTCCTTCTTCCTGGCTTCAAGGCTGTCGATGAGCCCGGATATATAACCATATTCGAGAATGTCGTCCTGTTCTTTCACGTTGCCAACACCTACTCCCCCACGCTAGTTACACTTCTTAACAGCTAACACGTTGCAACGGTAACAACCTGGGTATGACGGGAAATCCGTGAAGCCATCACACAGGGCGTCGATGATATGCTGCCCGCGCTGCCATACCTGCTCGGCCTTCTCGTGGTCGTAGTCAAGGGTGAAGATCTCCACATCGGACACCTGCGAAGCGTCCCTCGGAATGAAAACGACCTTGATCTTGCGCACAGTCCCCTCGCCGTCGCGGCGCTCCTTGCCGAGCGCATAGAGGTGGGTCTGTGCGACGTAGGCGATGTATTTAGCTTTGGCGCTGTCACCCGTCACATCCGGCACGTCGCCGTGCATCGAGAAGACTGCGCTGAGAGCCTTCAACTTGGCGCGGGTAGTCGTCTTGTAGTCGACGATCGTCCCGTCCTCGGGGTCGTAGGCATCGGCCGTGGACCTGATCAACCCGTAGTTCTCGTAGAGGCCGAGCTCGAAGCGCTGCTCCAGCTCCCACTTCGGGAATAGCCGCTTCGCCCAATATTCCAAGCCGCGGTGGATGTCAGTTCCGATCCTCGCCCCCATGACGAAGTTGGATTCCCTCATCTCGCGGGGCACGAGCTCCACGCCGCTCTTGTCCTTGATGCCCGGAAGGATGTCCTCGGCCAGGCACAACGCACACGGGTTGGAGAGGTTCGAGGCCCCGACCCGGATCTGCTTGTCCCTCCGGGTCTGCGGCGTGAACAGTGACAGTAGTTCGTCGTTCCTCATACCAGTTGAAGCTCCCAGCCTTTGTTGATTGCGAAGTTGACGATGTGATTGCACTCAATAATAGCGGGTGTGTCTCCCGTGTTGTGCAAGATGATCGGCCCGTCCTTATACCTCAGTGTGGTGCGCGGTTCCAGAGCGGCTCGTTGAGTATCCCGCTGATCCCACACGTGTTGAATGAATGGCACAGGTGCGAAGTAGATCAGGTCGTTTTCCATGAGGTTGCGCATGTCCGCTAGACCAAGGCAGTAATCCGCACCGTTGACGTCCAGCCACTTCTTAAGAGCGGGGATGTATGCGTAATGCTTATCGAAAGTATCGAACAGCACAAATGCGTCCTTCAGCCACTCTTTAATGTATTCGTCCATCTTGTACCTCCTTTCTCGTCTAACCGAGAACGACAGCCTCTTCGGCACCGAACCCGGCATTGTTCGACTCGAAGAACTCGTCATAATGCTCGTTGTACCCCACGCGGCAGTCGAACAGGTCGAGCGACTCCACCGGGTACAGCTGATAGCCCCGTGCCACGAACAGCTTCAAGTCGCCATACTTGGCACGAGCCTTCTCAAGGTCGTCGATGAACTCCGAAATCGTCATAATGTGTTCCTTTCTCTCAATCGGCTTGTACCCTTTACGGTACAGGCACAGCCCCGGAGGTGCAAGCCGGGGCTGTGTGAGTTGCGTCACTTGTTCAGCGCGGCCCTATTGGCCTGCGCCTGGCCGGCGAGCCGTTGGAACGTGCCGTCGTCCATCGTGTCCCGGGCCTGAAAATAGTAGCGGACGATCCGCTCTGCCGGCTGTCCCATCCGGTTCAACCGGCCCTTCGCCTGTTCGCACAGCATTCCGTTCAGGTCCTCGTCCAACCACACCTCCACATGGCACACCCGTTGCAAGCCGTCCAGGCCCTCAGCCGCGGCGCCGACAGTGCACAACAAGACCTGCACATCCCCCGCTGTGAACCCTGCAAACGCCTCACTGCGCGCTTTCGCCGACTGCGCACCTGTGTACAGGGCTGTCTTCGCACACACTCTGTGTGCAACAGCATTCGCGAACCGTTGGCTCGACGTGAACACCAACACCTTGTCCCGAGGGTGATGCTTCTCGATCAGCGCGTTCAACATGTCGAGTTTCCTAGAGCGGCAGTCCGAGTCGAACGTCACCCGGTCCATGTCAATATCCGGGTCGTACACCATGCACGGCTCACCCAGTGCCACCTGACGCAGACGCACAAGCTTCACAATCGGAAGAGACGCCACGAGCAAGCCGCCCTCGATCTCCGTGATCAACTCATACTGCAGGCTGTCATATATCTCACGCTGCTTGTGCGTCAATTCGCACTCGACGATACGCGTGTCCACGGGCTTCCTATCAGCCGGCAAACCCACAACGCACGGCAAAGACCGAAGGAAAGCCCCCGGTTCCTTCTCGGCGACGATCGTCTCGATCTCCTGCAGTCTGCCATATCTATCATGTATCCAACTGTTCTGGACGATACACCACCTCGCTTTCCATCGGTGGAAAGAACCCTCCACGAACAGCCAGTCCCTCTTGTCGTGAGACAGCGGCACACGAGACGGGTCCTCTACATTCCACCACAACCAGCGGCAAATAGACCACAACCCCTCAAAGCGGTTCCCCTGCGGCGTCGCTGACATGGCCAATTTGAAGCCAGCATTCCGCAGGCTCCACATCGCTTTAGCCCGTCCGGATTTACGGTTAGACGCCGACTGCACCTCGTCATAGACGACGAAGTCAGGCTTGGCCTTCGACCAGGGGAGAAGGTTCTCTTTACCCTTCTCGATGTTCTTCGCATTATAGTCGGATAACCCTAGGTACTCCCTTCCGACGTAGTAGACACCGGGCACACCGGCGCGGATGTCGTCGAAATGGCCGAGGTGCTTCGAATCGATCCGCTTGAACGGAAGCTCCACGCCCTGCCGGGCGAACGTCGCCTTCCACGCGCTGACGATCTGCGGCTTCGCCGGCCCCACGATCAACGTCGTAGCCGGCTCAAGCCGCTTCGCCACCTCCACCGCACACAGGGTCTTGCCCGTCCCCGTGTCCGACACGTCCAAAGCGGCCCGGAGGCCATCCCGCTGTGCGACGATGGCCTCCACCTTCTCCAGTTGCTCCGGGGTAAGATCCAAGAATGTCACGCCCGCACCACCTCGAACTTCGCGCACGAGATATCGATCGAACGTACCAGAATGTCCATGTTCAGACCGATCGAGAATGCCTTAATGTAGTACTTGTCCACATCCGCCTTACCTTCAGGGTCCTTCGTCAAGAGGAACTCAGTACCATCGTATTTACGGCGGCACCATACATATCCCTGATCTTTCAGAATACCCGTCACCGAATCGGCAGGACACTCCTCCCCCTTCACGTGGAAAGGAGGGTCGTAGAAGCGATCCACCGTGTGTCTCGACGCGTCATAATAATACCCGGACGGAGCCTGGCCGGGTCTGAAAGGCGGTTCGTCCTGCTTGACCAGAATCAATCGAATCCCGTTGCACGTGTAGAAGACCTGCCGCTCCGACGCGTACCCGATGCTGATAGCCCGGAACGGCTTGCCCTTGGCGTCTTCCACCGTCTCCCGATATGAGTTGTGCATCGCCTCACTCGACGTCGGCACATAATCCAGCGTGTCGTCAGGATTGACGGCGAACCAGCCCTCCAGCGGTCCCTTCTTCCCGTACAACAACTGCCTCACAGTTTTCCCTCCTCTTCTCTCCTGGCCCGGCGCTCGAACGAGTCTTCCCCGCCTATCACACCGAACAGCCTCTTCTGTCCTTTTTCAACGCGGTCCGCATAGTCCCTGCATTCGAGTCGCACAGGACAAATCGAGCACACCCACTTGGCCCGCGCATAGTAGGGGTCGTCCTCCACGTCGGACCCCTCGCGGGGGGCGAAGAACAGGTGCATGCCGATGTCGCTCTTCTTGCAGCGCGCCTGCTTGACCCATTCCTCGCCCCTCCAGATGTCGGCGATATCCATTACCGTTTCTTCACACGCCCCTTGAGACGAGACAGCTGGGGACCGATCGGGTTACGGTAGTGCCCTTTTGTGTTGTACGGTTCCCTAGCCTTCGACGAAAGTTTCATGAATGACACCTGAGCGATCGGCTCCACACCGGTCGAATCCATCAACAGGTCGAAAACCGTAGGAAGGATCAACGGGTAGGAATTGACGTTGTATAGCTCCAGGGTGATCACCCCCTCGAACCCCGGATCGATGAAGCCTGCGGTGATGTGCGTCAGCAACCCGAGGCGGCCCCAGCTCGACCGGCCCTCCACCTGTGCGGCGATATTCGCTGGAAGCTCGAACTTCTCCAAGGTTGCGCCGAGCCACAGTTCACCGGGCGGGAGAACGAACTCGCTCCGTGCACCCCAGGACACATGCCGTTCGCCTGTCTTCGTGTTGAGGAAGTACGGGCCTAGGTGCACGTCGTAGCTAGCCGGCTGAAGGCAATCGTCACGGAGCGGGTACACCAGTCCCTCACGCTTCGCCAGCTTTTTAATGTCCTTGTCAGATAACATTGAAAGACAGCTCCTTTCCATTTAGTGCGTCCCAATCGATCTTGAACGATACAACGGGTTTGCTTTCCGTTTGCGTGCATATGCACAGCGTGAAGTCCGCACCGCCGCGGTTAACGAACACGTCGCCCACAGTGAACGGCACCCGTTCAGAGTCCACGCGCACCCGCAACGCACCGTTCGTCACAGCGTCGTAGTCGTCGTCCAAGTGCAGACACAGGCCGCCATCCGACACCGACACGCTTTGCACGCGGGACCCGATGAGAGCCTCCTTTATGGTTGTGACGTATGCTGGAAGCGGGTCGGTCGGCTGTGAGAGCTCCACGGTGAGAACGGTGTGCCCCTCCCCATCGAGCAACCGCCACGCATCCGATCCGTCCTGCTTCATCACCCGTCGCATAGATACGAGCGGGGTTGAGCAGACACGAGTCTTATAGTCCGATACGAAGTACTCCGATCTTTTGAGGTAGGCCGAGACGCCGTTATCGAAGAACAGCGTGGTCCTATCGGCCGTATAGTTCACAGTGTGCAAAGCCCACCCCTCGCGCACTAGTGGGTCAAGCAGATCGAAAGCCCGTTGAATCAGCTTCCCGTCAGTCGTCCTCGCCATCTTCGTTTCCCCCTTCCTCAGCATCGAAAAACAGCTCGACTGCCCTACCCTTCTCGGTCATTACGTACACCCTGTCCCCCCGGTCGATGACGCTGTCCACCGGAGAGTCGAGAAACGGCCAGTGAATGGAAACACCCGTCAGGCCATCGGCCTCCTCCGTGAACACCACACCAGTGGCCAAAAGAGCATATTTCTTATATTGGTTGACATTCATCGAGCTGTGCAAGTTCTGACCGTACAGCTCGCCGAGCAGCCACTCCTTCCGGGTGATGTTACGAAGCTCCACGTGTGCGATAACGTCGCCATATTCGTCGAAGAGTCGAACCTGCCTGAACTGATCGTCGTACCTCACGTAGCTCACAAGCACATCGAGATTGTTCAAGCCATAGCGCCCCACTCTATAACCCCAATCTCTCCTTTTGTTACGCAAAGGGAGCGCTACGTGGCTAGACAGGCTGGTGAAGAACAAGCGACCATCCACGACCTCCATGCCCATCAATGGAAAGCCTTCAAGCCTTTTCAAAGCATCCACGTAGTCCTGTGGTTTTTCGAAACCCATAGTATTATGTCCTTTCTCTCGGTTGCTGTGCGCGTTCAGCCTACACGGAAAGGGCGAGGGCTGTCAAGCCCCCGCCCTGTGAAATACATCACAATCCATTACTACGCTGCACGTTTGCGAACAGACGTCAAACGCCACGAGCTAGTCGAAAAGTTATTCTCCTCCCACGCTTCGCAGATCGCGAAGCCCCGGGCCGGCTTCAGCGTCAAAGAACCGTCTACCTCTCTCCACAGTCTACACAGAGTCCGGGTCAAGCAGCTGTCCGGACCGGGGTCGAGGCCTTCCTCCAGGGGTGAGAAATCGCACAGCCATATAGCGTCCACGTCGTCCGCCCGGGCCAACGTCCGCCACGGGTTCGTCTCCTGACTTTCCACAACAGGTGGAAACAACACCACATCATACAAGGAAATGCGCATGTGCTCCATATAAGCCTGAGGGCTGTCGAACTCCAATACGTGCAGGTCGCCGACCGTCACATAGAAACGGTCGAAGAAGCACAGCACCATGCGGAAACTCGAAGAGTCGAACACTCGCACACCGTGTAGCTTGTACAGATCCAGCGGCTCCACGAACACCGGAATGTTGTCGAGATCCTTGAGAGGTACCAGACTTACGGTGTGCGCTTCGACGTGCACGTGCAACACGCCGTACATCGAACCCTCGAAACGGATGTAGTATTCTCTCAGCTTACTGCCCTGACCTGGCGGAATCAATTTCAGACCCACGTCAATCGTCATCTCCTTCCTGGTCGTCTCCTAAATAGAACAACCCGATGGTATCGTGGTGCGGATACAACAGCACCCTCAGCCGCTTCGTCAACGGGTTGTATCTCGTCATATACCTCGCCTCCTCAGTGTTCACCGCGATCGTTCCGTCCTCCCTGTAATAGCGCACATGCGGTCCGCTAGGCGCGGTGTCGTACGCTTCCGCTATAGCTCTGGCGATGTCCTTGTTCGTCATGTTTTGAGGCACCTCACTTTGAACGTTCTGACGAACTCGTCTTTCTTCATGTCAAACGGCTCACCTGTATCCGGCTCGCAGTGGATCGTCTTAGTACCAAAGTTATACGTTAGGTCGCCTAAGAAAAACTCGTTATCTGACTCCAACGACACCGCTACACATCCGTGCAGCATCTCTGTGTACGGATTCTGCTCTCCATCTTCTACAGTGAACATGTTCGGCCAATCTTCCGGCACCAGCTCCTGCAACACCGTGTTATAGCACATGTCACACGGCAGGTGGTCATGCACCAGCAGAATGTCTCCGTAGGGGTTCGTGAACGGAGCAGCCTCGTCACACACCGTCAGGTTGACGTGTGCGGGCAGGGGTTCATCGAAGCGAGGACTATCCGCGTCCACGCACACGAAACCGCGATTCCTGATATATGCGCACAGGCAGTCCTCGTAATCGTAGAACAGCATGTTAATCCTCCTTTCAGGAAGGCTCGACGATGACCAACCACGGCTCGTCCGAGGTCTCATCTTCGAAGAACGACGTGATCACGTCCGACGTCGTGTCCGTCTCTTCGATCACGGACACCGCACCGATCTCAGACTTGAGCTCCACCGAAGCGACGGGGGGGAGGACGATGGATATCTTGTCCAGGCCCTCTTCGAACCACCGGCTGATGACGAAAGACACGCACAGCCCCGCAGGCTGTGAAGAAACCGTGACCTTCTCCACTTCATGGTCCAGTATCAAACCGAACCGCGTGCTGTCTTCATCGTATTCTGCCGTCACAGACGCCAACTCCACATCGCCGACGTCGAAGAGCGTCGTCTTACAAACCCAATCGTCCGTGTAGCGCTTCGTACAGGAGGACACCCACTGCCCCTTCGGCGTCACCGGAATCTCCAAGCTTCTCACGTTCGGTTTCTTAGCCAGTTCTGCCAACAGCCCCGGTGTGTAATCAGTTCCTATCATGTTCTTCTCTCCTTTCGTTCTGCGGAAACCCATGCTCCGCGTCGCGTCATGCTTAAAGCAGGTAGTCGGCTTCGCTCTCGGAGTAAGGCCGGGTCGCCGTCACGAGCTCTGCGAACGACGCTATTAAGCTCACCGTCACATCAGCAGGCCCGTACCTCACGGTCACCACCGTGATACGGCGCCCGAACTCGCAATTCAGGCCCACCTGCACGTCCGCGAACGGGAAGAGGCCCACGGGCTCCTCGCGTATGCTATCGCCGTCTTTCAGGATCGCGTAAAGCCGACCGTCCTCCGCGTGGCGCGCACCAACCAGTTCCTCGCCGAAGAGCGAAGCGAATCGCGTGCTCACGTCGTCCGACTTCAACGTCATGAACTCGAACCCGTCTGCGTCGTAAAACCGCACAGTCGAACCCTCCGCGGTGCGGATGTCGACGATCGAAGCCTCCTGGCGGTCAACGACGTCAAGGTGTTGGGTAACGGTTTTCGCATTGAACCAAGTGACTGCGTTCTCAAGAGTGGGCATTGTCCCCATGATGTGTTCCTTTCTTTTGGGCTAGGGGCCTTCTTTTCGCCCCGTCGTGCTTACAGTCTAGGCGCACACGGGGCGGCGGTCAAGCGCCCCGTGTGCGATGTGCGTCACATCAACCCCTCTATCCACTCGGCGATCTCCGCGGCCACGGAATCGGGCGTGTCGACTGCGCGGTCCACGACGATCGGTATGAACCTCGACAGCTCCCCCGCGACGAACGCGTTCGTCAGGAACTTCCGGTACGCCTCCGTCACCGCGAGGGGGTCGTAGCCGTCGGGGTCCGGGTAGTCAGGGTCCGTCAGCTTGGAGGGGTCGCGGGGCATCAGCACGAACGTCGTCAGCGGAACGCGGTTCAGCCAGTTCAGCGTGAGCGCTACGTTCTCCGAGATCTTTTCATTCCGCAGAGAAGCGTACACTGCGGTGCTGAGCGCCCACCTGTCCAGGATGTACAGCTGTTCTTCGTTCGAGGCGGGGGTCGGCGTGTCGGGGAACAGCACGGGCTCAGGTCGGAAGGAGAGCCAGTTCTCCATGTCCCTCGCGTAGTCCTCCGTATTCAGGCAATAGCCCCCGTTATTCGCACACGCGATCATCATGTCCGTAGGAAAGTGCCGTATGCGCACATCGAAGTAAGAGGCGGTGGGCCGGGTGCGGCGTAGCAGCCGATCTCTCAGAGCTGCTGCTACGGTTGACTTCCCCACGCCGTCGGGGCCCTCCAATGCTATGTATGTCGCGGTCATCCTTCACCCCCTTTCGTTTATCGTCTTCCGTTCATTTCGCATATGCAACGCGGGTGTGCAGGCTATGCCCGTCGCGCACCCCTCTTCCGAGAACGCCTCGAACCACGTGTAGTCCTCCACTGCGGTCCACACCGTGTTCGTCGTGGGCTTACCGGGCCACAGCACATGATAATCGGGGATGGATAGCGCCCCCTCGTCGATCACGGTGCCCGGCGCTATCCCGTAGCCCAAGTCGCACACGCAATCCAGTGGCAAGTCTTTGTTCACGACCGCATCCACTTCTATTAAGGGGTTGGATAGCCTATCGTACAGCTCCAACGTCGCCTTCATCGGCATTGTGCGAACGCGCACAATGCCCACCGTGAAGGGCTTCCGCTTGCCTTCATGCGGCTGCACGCATATCGAGTGCGCAAAGGGGCTACGGCCGTACAGCACTATGGAACCGGAGCGCACAGCCCCGTGGCGGTCCATCGCGGCGGGTTCTATTGTGCGGCCCGGAAGCGTCGCCAGGAAAGCGGTGTCGAAAAAGGCCACGATCGTCATGCCGCGCCTCCTTCCATGTCGTCCAAGCAGAACGGCCACCCATACACCAACATGTGCGGGTTCAGCCCCGTCGCTTTTATCAGGGCCTTCGCGGAGTCCCGTGCGTTCAAGCCGCTGGCGTCAACCTCGACGGCCTCGTCAGTGCGGGCCATGGAAGGAAGCGTAGGGGTGTTGTTCAGCACGATGTGCGTCCTGGCTACGATAGTCAAGCGCACATGGGGGGTGTACATCACTTGCAGGTCGCAGTAGAAGCCGTTCAGCCGTTGATAGAGCCACTCGCGCACAGTACATTCGACCCCGGGGTTCATGCTATGTGCAAACACCCACCTGTGAACGTCTTTTTCGGCGAGGCAGGCCATTGTGTGCTGCATGAAGGCGTTTCCCTGCGAGCGTGCGGGCATCGTATAGCGCGTCATGTTGTTTATTCCCTTCCTCTAATGTCTTTCGCTCTCTTGACAGCTGCCCGATACTCGGGCCACTGCTTCTCATAAGGCCGGCGGTCCGCATCCCAGTAGTCCTTGTAGCTCAGCCCGGGGTTGGCCGCTATGAACTCGGATAAAGACTCGTAGAAGGCCTCCTTGAAGCGCTTCGCTCGGAGCTTGCGCGCCAGCTTAGAGGGGTCTGCCGGGTCCTTTCCGCGCAGGTCCACGCTCGACAGCGGATTCGATTTGAACTCGCGGAACATGAGCCGCAGGCGCTTCCTCGCCGATATGTTGTCCCGCTCAGCGCCCGACAGCAGCGCATCGTCCAGAGACGACGGCGTGGCCACTGCCACGCCGAGGGACGCCAGCGCGGCCTTCAGGGCGCCAATGCGCACAGGGGGGAGGATCTCCTCGCCACCTACCCGCATCGGCTCGGGCACTATTAGGACCGCCTTGTCGGCATAGTTCGAATTGAGAACGATTTTCACCCCGTATTCGTCCTCCACGTCGGCGCGCAGTTCCCGCGCACACAGGTTTTCGTCGGCGACCTCGATCGCAACGGAAATCCGTTTCATTTCGATTTCTCCTCTCACTCGAAAATACATTTTCGATCGATTTCGACTCATATTGCGTAATCGATTTCAACTCGATTTCTACCATAAGGGCGAATCGATTTCAAGTCAAACCCTGAAATGTGAATTTGATCACACAGGTGTTGTGAGGAGTTGTGTTATAATCACGCGCCCGCGCGCGCCTGACACGTCGCACACCTCATAGATCGGCGAGGTGTCGCGGATTCTGGGTCAAGCTCGGCCCCGGCGGGGTGGAAAATCTGATAGTGACTCTCAATTGACAGTGACTGTCAGAATTTCGACACATCTTTTAATTGAGAATCATTCTCACTAAGAAAAAACAGTCCTAATACACCACCCCCACACATACTACTACCACATTATATATCCCTATTTGTATATTCCTTGTAATCCCTTGGTTTCCCTCCTTTGAAATTACAAAACCTCTTAGATCAGGGCAATGTGCTTGATCAATATGGCGATGTCACACCCCGGGTATACCCCGCACGGTTTGCATTTGCTGCTGTTTGAGAACAACGTGTTTTGCGTCTGTTCAGTTTTGTCACATCCTTCACACGCTTCCGCTGCGGGGGCTGTGCGCCGTGGGGTGTGCGCCTTCCGCGGGGCCCAGTTGCGCCTCAGGATCACGAGGTTGCCCTCTGAGGCGTTTTCAGGGTCGCCCTGGTAGGGTCGCTTGGGTCAGGGGCTGAAATCGCCTCAGAATCGATCCTCGTGCGTCTGAGGGGGTGCCGCTCGACCGCCCGGCGCTGTGTGGTGTGCGCCTCGGGACTGTCCATTCCGCCGACCGCCGTTCTAATTTCCCTTATCTTTGAGCCCCGAAATTCGAAAATGGTCCTCTTTGTAGCCGAAACCTGCCCCCGAAAATCGAAAAGGGGCCTCTTTGTAACGTTTAATGCCAACTTTTACCTACGTAACCGTAAGTTACTGCTACGTAGGTGTAAGTTACCCCGTGGTAGGTTACGCTGAAGAAGGTTACTGGCGAGTAAGTTACCCGGTGGTAGGTTACGGCTTCGTAGGTGTAACCTACTGCTACGTCGGAGAAGGTTACCGGTGTGTAGGCTACGGTGGCGTATGGTGCCCGGAAATGTGGCGAAGGACACACCGCCAGGGCTTGACACGGGGGGGTGGTGGTTGATAGAATGGAGGTACAACAAAGGGGAAAGAGAGAAAGGAAACCCCAATGGACATCGAAATCGACTTCTTCGAAGAGCTCGGCGGCTACTACACCGCAGACCTGGCGGACGTCCTGGAAGACTTCGAAGGCTGACCCGAAGGCCCCCGCCCCGGCGGGGGCCTTCCCATGCCCGCAGACGCCCCTCAGGGGCCCCTCAGAGCGCCGCAGACGCCCCCGCCTAGGCCACCCTACCGGCGGGGCCCCAGAGGCCCTCAGAGGGGCGATTTCGAAGCCTGAGGGGGTGCCCCCGAAGGCCGGGGGTGCTCGGGGTGGCCCCGGAGACGGCCCCGAGCAATTACGCAACGTCGGTGTTGCGAAAATCCCGGAACTTGATATGTGATCTTCGTCTCATTTTCCGAAATCGGGACTAAGGTCCTAGCTCGAGGGACCATGTGAGCAATCTCACACTCGGAGAAGCTCTCGAGCAACCATGTGAGAAACATCACAATGTGGAGTGCATCACACTCGGAGGGGTTCTCGAGGCTCTCGAGCAACCATGAAAAATACATTTTCCAGAGGCTCTCGAGCGACCATGAAAGTGTGACATAGAACACACGCTCGGGGCTTGACAGCGCCGCTCGACTGTGCGAGGATAGAGCTATCGGAACGAAGAGAGAAAGGAAACTCCGATGACCGCGAAGTACCCCTACAGCCAAGCCCTGGCGAAGTCGCTCACCGAGAAGCTCGGAGGCCTCGCCTTCGTCCTGCCCGACGGCGCAGTCCAGGCCGATACCCCCGACGGCACCCTGACCGTCTACGCCGACGGCGCCGTCCGGGTCCGCGAGTGCGGCGAGACCGAAGCCTGGCCGACCCTCCGCAGCGCCGTCGCCGACTGGGGCGTGGAAGTGTGAGCCACCCCACTCCGGAGGGGCTTGACAGCCCCTCCGGGGCCCGCTAGAATGAAGACATCGGAACGAAGAGAGAAAGGAAGTCCGATGAACACCTGGAAAGTCGCCAACGCCGTCGTCCGGCACCTGGAAGCCACAATCCCCGTCTACGACGTCTCCGAGCACGGCTACAGCCTCTACGTCAGCCTCGTAGACGGCCGCAGCTTCATCGTCGACGCCCCGCTGGAAGGCGACGTCAGGATCACCCCCGGTGTGCGCACCCACGAAGGCGGCCAGCGGCTCCTAGAGGACCTGGACGCCGAGCTCACGGACGCCGGCTTCGACGTCCGTTCGGTGACCTGCCGCCGAACTCTCGCCGTCGAGCTCCGTGTGCGCGACGACGTAGGCAGGTGGGCCTGGTGAGGCGCTTCTGGGCCGCCGTCGCCGTCGCCGTCGGCATCCTGGCCGGCTGGGGCTGCGGCGAAGACCTCGGCCGCTGGGACGCCTACGCGGGCATCCGAGACGAGCCGACGGTGCTGGGCCTGACTGTGATACAGGTCATACACTACGGGCTTGACGCAGACGCCCGGTAGCCACTAGACTAGAGATATCAGCGAAGACGAGAGAAAGGAAAAGCTGATGCACACCACCACCTTCATCCCCGAAATCGACGTCCCGGACTTCGTCGCCAGCCTTCGAGCCGACCGCGAGCGCCAGCGAGCACGACGCCGCAGCCGCCGTCAGAACCGCGGATGGGAGGCCTGAGGACGATGACCTGGCTCGACCTCGCACAAGCCGCCTGGGACGCCTTCTATGGGCTTATGTCCACCTGCGAGGAGCTCGTAGAGCACCTCCCGACGTCGCTGCAGTGCTTCTTCGACTGGTGCTGACTGTGCGATACACCACAGGCCCTCGGGCTTGACTTCGGGCCCGAGGCCCGCTAGACTGGAACCATCGGAACAACAGAGAGAAAGGAACCCTCCGATGCACCTCTACCCCTACCTGACAGCCGTCTCCGACGCCGACGTGCTGGACGCCGCAATCGACGTCCTCGCCGAGCGGGGCCTCGAACTGGACGACGGGATTGAGCTCCTCTTCGACGCCGACTGGGAGGACGAAGACGACGAATACTGCGAGGCCGCACCTGAAATCGAACAGACCTGGAACGATATCCAGTACGACGTCGTGGCCACCATCTGGGACCGAGCCGACGCCGAGACGCGGATGGACCTGTGGCGGGAAGACGCCGTAGCCGACGACCCGGAGGATCCAGTCGACGCCGAGGGCATCTGGGACCTGATGCGGGCTGCGGTGCTAGAGCGCTGCGGCAGCGTCTACGCGCACGCGTCGATGGCCGAGGCTTGCATGGACGCCCTCCGGGCGTCGTCTCCGACGGCGCTGGCCCGGGTGCTGACTGTGCTCGAATGCAACCGCGTCGCCGACGCCGTGGCGTGGGGGCGGCGCACAGCGAGGAGGGCCTTCACTGTCGAAGACGGGTGCGTGGTGGTTCGGGCCGGAGACGGCGGCGTAGTCCGAGACCGACTGTGGCCGGCCTTCGGCGAGGTCGACCAGCCCGACGGCGCCAGGGAAGTGGAGACGCTGGGCGACGCCCGTCGAGCGGTCGGACTGTAGTGATGTTTCACGTGAAACGGAATCGGGTCGCCGCCGAAGGCGGCGCCCGTGGAGGGAGGCGCTATTGAGAATCAATATCACTAAGATCTGGGTTGGAATAGTTGGACTCATGTATGCAGCGTGGTTCGTCTGCGTGATGGTGGAAGCGATAAGTTACCCTACGGTAGGGTAGGTAATACAAGTTGGAGTGGTAGGAAAAGTAGCCCCTGGGACGTTAGTCCCAGGGGCTACTTGTATTTTTGGTGGGAAAAGTTGGAATTTTTGGAGGGGTGGGTCGACTTGCATGGGGGGACCCAACCGCATATATTAATCGCTGTTTTTCACTACTGGAAATCCTACCGCGGTATGATCGCTATAATAAGACCTGTGCACGATATAATCCTCATCTTCGACCATCTCCTAGGGGCTCCAGCAGTAGGCTTAGGCGCCCTTATAACCGCTATAGCGACGCTCTACACGTCATTGAAGACCAATAGAAAGGTCCTTAGCGTCAAACAGGACATGGAAAACAACCACGGGAGCTCCTTACGCGACGCTATAGACCGTATAGAGAACAACACCAAAGTCTTGACGGACCTCGTGCACATGCACACGGGCCAGCTGGACGACATCCAGTGTGCTGTGCGCAGACACGACGACGAGATAAAATCGTGGCATGTCAACTCCACCGAACCCACTGCCTCCGCAACGCCCCCTCGTGCGCATACGGAAGATATACAACGAGGCGACGATAACGCCTAACCCGACGCCGCCCTACGACTCGACCCTCCTTCTGACGCCGCCGCCTCCCCCCGAACCCAACCCGGACCAGCCCCTCGGCGCTACCGCGGCCAGCTTGGCGGCGCCTATACCGGCCTTAACCCCTCTGCTCAAGATAGAGCGGGTGCCGGTCCCCTCTTCTCACCCCGACCCGACACACCATAACCGTCTCCAGGTGGTGTATTCCTTCTCGGCGAACATCGTCACAACGCAGCAGCTGCGCAATAAGGACAACACCCCGCCGACCCCGCAAAACCCCGACTCCAAACCGAACCCGTGGGAGGTGGGCTGGCTGCTGTGGTGCTTCAGCCCCGACCCGACGCACCCCTACGACCCCTCTCCTACGTCTAACAGCAACTTCCGCTTCTATGCGCTCTGCTTGAAGCCCAACGGCTGGGAGGTCTCCAAACAGGACCCTTCATACACGGGCGGTCAGCGCTTCCTGAAAAGCAACGCCGACACGGACCCGAGGAAGTTCCCACCGCACAATCAAACGCCTGATGAAACCACGCCCCAACTGAACCCCTACTCCGTGTTGATAAAAGCCTGCCACGAGTACCCGCTGGGCACGACCCCGACCGACCTGAAAAACGACATCGTTCCGGCTAACAGAAATTCGGAGGACGGCAATAAGAACCGCCTCGCCCCATCCAAGAACCTTTTCCACATCTTCGTGGAGAGTCAGCTGCTTACGACGGTCGTCGACGCTGAACGCCCTCTGCCTCCACACATTCCGGCATTCTATGCGGAGGATGCCCGTGTGCGCTTCACCTCAATGTGGCATGTCGTCCCGAAGCGCCCCTTCCTCCAGACCCGCCCTGCAGAATACGACCCTCTCTCCTTCCACGCGGCGGGCTACCCGCCGCAGAGCGTGGTATGGTTCTAGCCATGGAAGAGAGCTCTACATCCAACCGGGACTACGACCCGAAACATTTAGACGGCTTGACATACGGCTTCTATGACGCCTACCTGGCGCAAGAGGCGGGCAGGCCGCCGATGTACAACAGGGACCTTTCTATCTACGAACCGCATTACAGTCCGGCGTGCCGCTCACTGTGCGGGTTCAACCCGCCGATACCGACGAACGACGGGGCCGCTATATCTCGGGGGGAATTCTCAGACGAGATAGAGGAATTCAGCGTGCAGTTGGCTGCGCTAAAGTCGCTGATCGATGCGGCATGGCGCATCGTCCCCGGCAACGACGACCCGCTTCTGCGTCGATACCCCTACGCTGTGCGTCACATGGAAGACAGCTGGGTGGAATTCCGGCTGTCGAACGACTATACGACGACCCCTGTGCGGTTGCAGCCTGGCGAAGGCTACGACTTCCTCCGCAACCGTAAGATCCCGGCGCACAGCCCTACCCCTGACCGAGCTAGTTTCGTGCCGTATACTGAGGTGAAGGCACTTCTAGCGAAAAGGAAGGAGACGGATGACGCAGGCTGACGTGCAGCGCAACGCCATTGTGGCGTGGATGGCGAAGCACGACGGTGACTTCGGCTACACGAACGACTACCGCCGCAAAGACCCGGAGCGCTACGGATGGGGTGACTGCTCCAGCACCATAGCGCAGGCCTACCGGCAGTGTGCGGGCATCGAAATAGGCGAGCGGAGTTTCAACATAGCGTCGGACCCGGACGCATACACGGTGGCGTCGGCGACCTCATGGAGGGACCTGCCCCTCAATGCCCTGAAGCCGGCCGACATCATTTGCATGGGATGGCATTCGGGTGCTTTCGCGGGGCGGATAAGCCACGTGGAACTCTACGCCGGGGGCATGTACACGTGGGGGCACGGAGGCCCGGGCCGTGGGCCCAGATTGCACTCCCTGTCGGACAGGACCCTGACGGGCTCGGCGACGATCATCATCGTCAAGCGCTATATCGGCGATACACAGGACAATGACAACCAAGGCAACACCAGTAAAGGAGACGAGTTGACACCTGACGAGCACAACATGCTCAGTTGGCTGTACGAGAACATCAAGGTGCCGAGCCAGGGCTTCGGCTACCCCCAGGCTACCCAGAACTCTATCGCGGAGCTGAAGGAGATTGCGGCCAACCTGACGCAGGCCGTGGAGTCGATGACGGCGACGGTGAATAGGATCGCCACCGACTTGACTGTGCCGGGCTACGGCTTCGGCTACCCGGCTGCGAGCCACGCCGCACTTGAGGAGACGATCAACAAGCTGAACGACATCCAGAACACGCTTGCGAAGAAGGGGGGCGATGCGAAATGACGACACAGGAAACACCCGCAGGGCCAAAGCACCTGGACACCCCTACGCTGACGGACGAGCAGAAGGCAGCGGCGTTCGCCGCTGCTGCGCACACCGTGGAGACGGGCGGCCTGCCGCAGGGAGACGGCGGCCTGGCTGACCCGAACCGGAAGAACGCCTACCACTTCGACGAGCTCGTGCCGACGCAGATACAGCACAAGGCGCGGTCGGTCATCCGGACGTTCGTGGTAAGCCTCGTTGGCATACTGGCGGCGTGGGCCGCTAAGGTGGGCCTGACACTGCCAGCCGACCTGGCGGACACGATCACGGCGACCGTGTGGGGGCTGGTTACTGTGTGCGCACAGTGGCTGCTCAATACTAAGCCCGTGGACCGCTTCCTCCACAAGGTAGTGCCGTTCCTGGCGACAACGCCGAATAAGTGAGATAACGCACAGCATAAGAAGGACCCCGACGCGTCCCGTTCCGGGAAACGTCGGGGTCTTTATGTCTTCAGTTTACACGTCGCAGACGACGTTGTCAAGCCGGACTGCGGCGACTAACAGATCCAGGTTCTACCCCACAGGCGGCAGGTTCCGTACCAGCCAGCGAACATCCGTCCGATCAAGTTCCATGAAAACATGTTTTCTCCTCTCTGTTGAGTTACTGTGCGCAACCAGTGTACACGCTGAACGAGCCGTTGTCAAGCCGCGATGAGGTTGAGCTGGTGCTGGGTCCACGCGAAGGCGGCGAGGGCTGAGATCGCGCCGAGAGATGTGAAGGCGAGGGAGACCCAGAAGACGACGGCGCCGGCCCTGGGGAAGCCGCACCACGTGACGATGTAGGCGATGAGGGTCCAGAACCCCTGTGCGACGAGGAATGCGACGGGGACGGCGATGAAGTAAAGAAGCATGCGATATCCTTTCTCTAGTCAGGCAGTGCTATAACCCGACTGTAGTCCGCGCACTGCGCAATGTCAAGTTGGCGCACACCCGGACTATCCTGCTAGAGTCCTCGTATCAGCCAATACACCGCTTACGAGAGGAGAGACACAATGTTTCACGTGCATTTCATCTGGGCACAGTCCACGTCCGGGATCATAGGTGTCAATGGGAAACTGCCGTGGCACGACCGAGGGGACCTGCAGCATTTCAAGGACATGACGACCGGAAAAACAGTTGTAATGGGCAGGAAGACCCGACAATCACTGCCGCAGCGTAATAAGAAGCTACCCAACAGGACGAACATCGTGTTGAGTCGGACGATGAAGTCGACTAAATCGATTAAGGCGGTGGCGAGCCCGTATGCGGCGATAGAGCAAACCGCACACGACAACCGAGACGAGCTGTGGGTGATCGGCGGGCACGAGACGTTCCAGGCGTTCATTACAGCCCATGACCTCAACAAGATACCCTTCAGGCTGGACGCTTACGTGTCCGTTCTGGCGGTGGACGACGAGATACAGCCGATCACCGCACAGGACAGCATCACATGGGCCCCCACGCTGGACGACCGCTGGGTGCTGCTGTACGACCATATGGCCGGCCTTAGACGCCGCCTGCAGAAGTATGTTAAGGTGTTCAGGTAAGCTCCTTTCTCTCAGGACCCCGCCGGGTGAGCGCTATGCCCCGGCGGGGTCTGCTGTGCGCATGGTAGTATTCCTCTTAAGCCTGACTAGAGAGGGAGTTACATGAGAATCGATGTTCAAACGATCCGCTTAGCCACTGCTAACGGGTCGATTGCGACGCTTAGCGGCACGTTACCCAGCCTCGACCTGGACGTTGCGCTGGCTAAGGGCGTGAAAGCCGTGTACCTGACGGTGTTCGCCAATGCAGCAGAGACGAAGGTCACGTCGATGAGCACCGAAGGCGGCACGTTCTGCGTAACCATACACACCATGGCTGAGCGGCCTACCGTGAAGGTGTGCGACCCGCTTGAGGCGCCGGTGGTGATCCGGTACAGGGGGTTGTGATGGCCGCGCCTAAGAAAACGACGAAAAAGAAGCCGGCTCAAACCAAGACTGCGTCTAAGGAGCTGGTGAAGAACGACCGGGATAGGTTCGCTATCCAAAAGTCAACCGGCGAACTGGCGATGGACGACAGGCGGCTGCTCACCCTCGCACAGGCGGGGGCCAGCCCCTCCGAGATGTCCGAAGAGCTCGGCCTGCCGGCTGAGACGTGCCTTGCCCGTGTGCGCTCCCTGCTGAAGCGCAACGACGTGTGGACGAACCTCGAACGCCAACAGATGCTGATTGCCGACATGTACGACTTGAAGACGCGGGCTTTCAACTTCCTGGAGAAATGCTTCGAGTCGGACGAGATAGCCGCACGGCATATCGAGGCCGTCAACAGCGTGCTCAAGCAGCTCGGCGACCGCCTGGACAAGGTGAAGGAGTATAACGACGAGGAAGAAGCCAGGGTGACGAAACAGCAGACCCGACTGATCCTCGATCTGGTGGAGGACGCGTGGGAGCGTGTGCGAGTTCATATATCCAACGCCTACGCCAATAACCAATTACTCGACCCGGAGGCGATGGACGAGGTCTTCTATCAGGCGCTGAAGGAGGCCCATGCTGATCAAAGCTAGCGCGATCGACAGCGCTATCGCCACCGTCAAGGCGCACAGGAGGCAGGACAGCTTCAAGTCGGATCCAGTGGGGTGGGCTCAGTACATGTTGGGCACGGACGAGGGGACGCTGTGGAGTAAACAGCGGGAGATCGCCCGGGCCGTAGTGGAGAATAACTCAACGGCCGTAAAGGCAGGCCACGGCGTGGGGAAGTCCCGACTTATGGCCGTTCTCATATGCTGGTGGGTTGATACCCGCTACCCTCACTGCTACGTGATTTCTACGGCGCCGTCGATGGCGCAGGTGCAGGACGTGCTGTGGCGCGAAGTAATGCAGCTGAAGGACATCGTGGAGAGACGCTTCGAGGAGGGACTTGTCGACCATAAGCTCCCGGGGCGCATCACGATGGACGTGCAGTGGAAGGACGACGTGACGAAGCTCCCGCTGGGGCGCGGCAGGAAACCGCCGGACAACCTGGGTGGTAACTCGTTCCAGGGCATCCATGGGGACGTGTTGGCGATCGGAGACGAGGCGTGCGGACTGTCCGGCGAGCTGATCGACGCCCTGGCGAATATCACGACGAACGAGGCGTCGCGGCGTGTGCTGATCGCGAACCCCACGGACCCGATGAGCTACCTGGGGAAGATCTTCAAAGAGGAGATGGAGAACTGGAAGCGCATGTCCATCTCGGTCCTGGAGAGTCCGAACTTCACAGGCGAGCCCATGCCTCCCAATGTGCTGCAGAAGCTCACCGGGCCTTCCTACGTGGAGCAGAAGAAGCAGGAGTACGGGGAGGACAGCGCGAGGTTCAAGGCTCGCGTGCTGGGCGAGTTCGCGTTCGACATCGAGGACTCGTTGATTCTGCCAGGAGATGTTGAGACGGCCTGCTTGACGGAGAGGGAGCGGATCGGCCGGCCCGTGTTGGGTGTGGACGTGGCGCGGTTCGGCGCGGACCGCTCCGTCGTATACCTGTGCGTAAACGGGGTTGTGCGCTTCGTGGATTCCTGGGCGAAGACAGACCTGGTGCACAGCGCACAGCGTGTGCACGACCTGGCGCTTCGTGAGGGCGCACACGCCGTGGCGATCGATTGCGACGGGATCGGCGGAGGGATGTTCGACATCCTGAACTCATATACCAACCGCACATACGACATCTTGGCTGTGCGGGGTTCTATGTCAAGCCCGGACAGGGGCCGGTGGCACAACTACCGCTCCTACATGTGGGACTCCTTCAGGTACCGGTGTCGCACAGGCGAGCTGGATCTGGATCCACTGGACATCGACTTGCACGACGAGCTTCTATCAGTCGGCTACTCGTATAACACGATGTCCGGGGGTCTTGTCCTGGACTCGAAGGACAAGCTGAAGAAGGATGTCGGCAAGTCGCCCGACTTGGCAGACGCCGCAGTGTACGCTGCTATAACAGATCAGAACATACGGGACGCCATCCAGCAGGAGACTGTGTTCTCCGACGCGGGGGACATGATGGACGGCGACGAGGACGACTACCTACACGAAATGGGGGAGACTTTTGGATTCCAACGCATACTCGTTTAGCGACGAGGGTATCGCGTTCATCAACGAGGCGCAGAGGTCCTACCTCCTGGACGAGGGTGCCAATTGGGTCAGCTACGCCGACGACAAGGGCCTGACGTTGGCTTTCATCCATGAGGTTGTGCGCGGCCTGAGGGACATGGCCCGGGATCACCCGCTGCATAAGCGCGGCGCACAGCTGAGGACCAGCTACATCTTCGGGGACGATCTGGTGTTCAGCGACACCTCTGCGAAGCTTGACAAGTTCATCAAGTCAGAGTCGGCGCAGAGGACGCTGTTCTCCGCTTCGGCGATGGAGAGCCTCAACCTGGAGAGGTTCTGTGCGGGGAACGTGTTCCTGTTCCGTGAGGTGCATACCGACAAGCTGACGCTGGTGCCCGTGGAGGAGATCGAGGAGATCGTCCGGGATTCGTTCGATTCGTCTGTTGTGAAGTACGTGCGTCGCACATGGACCCCGGACGGGCAGAACACGATCAGCCAGTGGTTCCCGACAGCCGAGTATAGGCGGAGCGTACAGCGACTGAGGAAGCCGCCGAACACAGCCTACGAAGTGAACGGCAACTACGTCGTGTACATTCTGTCGTCCGGCAGGCACGCCGGGCACGCGTTCGGGGCGCCCGACTCGTTGGCGGCCGCGCTGTGGAGCGTCGCCTACTCGGGCTACCTGCGCGACAGCGCTAGGCTGTCTAAGGCGTTGTCGAAGATCGCATGGGCAATCGTCAACAGCAACAACCAGGGCAAACGGCAGTCGGCTGTAGAGATATCGAATCGCGGCGACGTGGTAGGCGCCACGGCGAGCTTGGGACCCAATCAGTCTCTGGCTGGTGTGGGAGTCCCGAGCGCACAGGTCAACTACGGGAACGGCCAGCCCCTGGCGGCGCTGGTTGCAGCGAGCTTCGGCATCCCGGTCATCGCGCTGTTGTCGTCACCGGGTGCTACGGGCGGCTCCTACGGGGCTGCGACGACGCTGGACAGGCCGACGATCAACGGCTTCAAGCTGGAGCAGCGCAAATGGAGGGATTTCTTCAAGCAGGTGATGATGGATGTGGATCCGTCGGTGAAGGACGTGGACATCAAGTTCCCGTCGATCGAGCAGGATCCTACCTATAGGGCATTGCAGTCGCTTGCTACGTCTATGTCGACGGGAGCCATCCACCAAGACGAGTACCGTCAAGCGGTGTTGAACCTTCTGGCTGTGCCCGATATCCACGGTGATGAGCTACCTGAGCCGAATGACTTTCTGAAGAGTGGTAATGTGTCTGGTGGAGACGACGGCGACGCTGTGCGCGACCCGGTGGCACGCCAAGGCAACCAGGGCGCCGTTCCCGGCGGTTTCAACCAAGGAGACACCGAAGATGAAGATAAGTGAAAGCACGAACACTAGCGTCCTCAAACCCGTTAAGGGCACACGCAAGTGGCTTGTGCGACTCATAACCGAAGGACAAGGCTCGACAGGCGTCTACACGAAGGAAGCGTTGCAGGGTAGTTTCGCCGAGGCATTCCCCGTCGGAACGCACATGTATATCGACCACGCGACCGAGGCTGAGGCCAACGATCGCCCTGAGGGGACGTTGACAAAACTGGCAGCTGTGATCGCCGAGACCCCACACTGGCAGGATGCACCAGAACCCGGGATGTATGCGACGATCGAAGTGGTCGAGCAGTGGGCGCCCTTCATCGAGCAGGTGTCGGATATCATCGGCGTGTCGATTCACTGTGGTGCGACCCTCGTACAGGACGACGATATCGTGACGGCCGGTGAACCGACGCCGCCTGTGATAGAGTCGTTTATACCTTCCCCCGTCAATTCCGTGGATTTCGTCACAGTTCCCGGTGCTGGCGGGCGCCTCGTCGAGGCACTGGAGTCGTTCAAAAAAGGAAATGCTATTATGGGTAGCAGCAACAAACACAATTCCGAAAGGAAGAGAATGGACAAAGAGTTCAAGGAGGCCCTTGAGGCCCTGGACACCAAGCTCTCCGCTCTCGTCGAAGCTCTCGCCGATAAGGCCAAGAAGAAGGACGAAGAAGACGAAGAGGACGCCAAGAAGGCCAAGGAGGAAGAGGAGGACAAGGCCAAGAAGGCTAAGGAGGCCATCCTTGCTCTCACCGACTCCGATCTCCCCGAGGTTTCCCGTGTGCGGGTTGCCGAGGCTATCGCCCGCGGCTATGACGCGAAGGCGATCCTGGACCGCGAGACCAAGCTCGTCGAGTCTATCCGCGAGAGCCTGTCGGGCGGCTTCGCCCCCGAGCATGTGCCTTCCGGTAAGGGCGCCGACGATTTCGAAGCCGAATTCGCCAAGCTGACCTGGTAAGGAGGATACGCACATGGCACAGAATCACGTCAAGGGCGGGGACACCTACGAGGTTCAGGTTGACGCGGCCGTCAAGTCTGGCGATGTCGTCGCCGTCGGCAAGGTCGGGGCCGTGGCCCTCACCTCTGCTACGCCCAAAGAAGACAGCAACTTCTATTCAACGCTCGCCTTCGAAGGCATCGCGCACCTCGGCCTGGATGGCACCGTGAAGGTGGGGGACATCGTCACGATCGACGGGGCTACCGAGTCCGGCAAGGCTGCTAAGCCTGAGATCGCGGCCGACCCTAAGGGGAAGATCGTCGTCGGCTTCGTGCTCAACCCGCTGTCGAGTGCCTCGACCAAGTACGCCGTCAAGCTGACCCAGGCTTGGCTCTAAGGAGGATATCTACATGGCAATCAACGCGAGGGAAGCCTACAAGGCTGGTATCCTTCTGCACAAAGCGCTTCACGCCGATGACATCCGTGTGCGCAACTCGGCCCGTAAGGATCTGAGCGAGGCCATCTCGACCTCTGACCTTCCGGTTAATCTCGGCCCGACCATGAACAAGATCATGCAGGGCGAGTACCAGCAGGTCCCGTCGAACTGGCGCGAATGGGCGGACACCCTTGAAACCCCCGACTTCGAGACGGTTCCCTACTTCAGCTTCGACTTCACGGACGACAATATCCCCGTGCGCAAGGACGGTAAGGGTTATGTCGCACAGGGGCTGCCCGCTGTCGGCGAGCTCGGCGAGTACCCGATCCTCGGACTGAAGGCAGAGCAGTTCAAGCTGAAGCTGGCTAAGGCCGGTGTTCAGATCCCGCTCTCTTGGGAGACGCTAAAGCGGTATGGCGCCGACTGGGGCCTGATCCCCCGGATCACGAAAGAGCTGGGTCGCCGCGCCGCCAACCAGGAGTCGATCGAGGCTGCCCTGCAGTTGGTCCAGCCTACTGGCCTGAACACGACCAACTTCAAGGCGGCTAACAAGAACGTCCTGGCGGGCAACCCTGAGCTGAGCATCGAGGCGCTTGAGAAGGCTTTCGCACAGTTGGCCACCACCAAGTACAACGGTCGCCGGATCATCATGCCGACGAAGTTCAACCTTATCGTTCCCCCGGCTCTGGCGAGCCGCGCCGAGCAGATCATGAAGGTCGTCGAGATCCGCCGCCAGAACGGCACCGAGACCCAGGTGATGGGCAACACGGTGTCCGGTAAGGTCGCTAACGTCTTCGAGGTGCCTGAGCTTGCGCTTATCGCCGGTGATTACGCCGACAAGTGCTGGTTCCTTCTGCCTCCGAAGAACTCGATGCCCCGTAAGAACATCGTGAACGTGTTCCTTGAGGGCGAGACGGCACCGAAGATCTTCGTTGAGAAGACTACGAACAGCTCCGAGCTCGACGGTTCGTTCGATAACGATGCGTACCGGACGAAGATTCGTCACCTCGTCAAGTCTGCTTTCATCGCCCCGGAAGGTACTCTGGCCTCCAGCGGTGCGGGCGCCTGATAACGATACCCGACAAGGATGGAAACCCCGCCCTCATAAGGGGCGGGGTTTCCTGCAGTGGAAAGGAGCCGACGTGGCTAAGATCACCGTAGATGAGCTGAAACTATTCCTGCCGGGTATCGACCTCGACCCCAAACTGCTCGAACGGTTGTGCGGGTTGTACACGAACGTGTTCAAGGCAGCCGCAGCGGCCTTGCGTGCATACGCGGCGAAGCTCGTCTCGGAGGGCGGGGTCGAGAACGTCAAAGCGGACGACTTCACGCTGTCTGGCGGGGACAAGAACATTGAGGCACTGCTTGCTCTGGCCGACAAGTACGACGCACAGGGGGACGCCCTGGAGAACGGCGAGGGGCTTGTGCTCGTCCCGATGAGGGGCGACGACGTGTTCGAGAGAGCGAGGGAGTTCCTTGGCCGGTATATCTGAGGGCCGTCTGGCGATGGCGGCTAAACGTGTTGAACGCTACATGGTCGATGAGGTGACGATCTACGATGGCAAGAACATCAAATACGACGCTAAGACTGACAGCTATGATTATGGCTCAATCCTATATTCTGGGAAAGCGCGTATACAGCCGATACGCCAACCTGAGGTAGCGAATGACCAGATCGCACCCCAGACGACTAACCGTGTGCGCGTGCAACTGCCCCGTTCGACGATGTCGCTGAACATCCCGATGGCTGCACGTATCAAAGTCGTAAAGACCCAAGATACACCGCACATGGCGGGCTACCTGATGACGGTGTCAGCTGTGATTGACGCGTCTCAGTCGTTCGAGCGGACGATCATTTGCAACACGCCTATGAACAAAGCGGAGGCGTAACCGACATGAAGATCCGCACGAAGATCGGGGCGAACAAGTTCACGAAGTACGCTAAGCGCATCCAGGACTTCAGGGAATACGACTTGTTCGCGAACGTCATCGACAAGTTGTCGGAGGAGATCCCGCCAGCGCTGCAGGACACGATTGAGAAGACTCCGTCTGCTCTTGTGCCCGGGAAGATAGGTCGTATCTGGACGGGGCACATGCACGACAGCGTAAGCGTCATCGTCCCGGACAACGTAACTGTCGAGTATGGCTGGATCGAGGGGTCCAACAAGTTCGACGGCGGCTGGGACCACGACTACATCCTCGGCCAGGAGTATGGCGATGATAGAGTGTGGGGCATGAAGGCCTTGGACAAGGTGGCGAAGCAGGTGAAGCTCGATGAGAAGACCCGCAAGGAGGTCTATACGGAGACTCGCCGCATCTGGAAGTGGGGAAGGTAGCGACGAATGGCTAAATACATCGACGACATTATGGCGAAGATCCGCGAGCTCTCCAGGGTGCCTCCCCAGAGGGTTGTCGAGGAGGTGGCGCTGCCGGACTTCGACGAAGGCCAGAAGATGCCGTATATCGCCGTCGTATTCGGCACGCCCGGGCATATCAGCCAGGCGACGAGCATCGTCTCTCAGCTCAACGACGGCTACCGAGTGTTCTTCCTGTGCCATGTGCGAGCACTCACCGCACAGCATGCCCGCGAGATCGGCGAGAGGATCCTGTGGGGGCTGGTCGGTTTCGAGCCGGACAACAGCGGTGGGATCACGGTCCACGGCGGTCAGGGCTTGAATTACGCCGGGACCAACCACAAAGTGGTGCAGTGCGGCTATGAGCTCTACTGCTCCTTTATCACGAACCTTAAAAACCGTATTTGATAGGATGGTGCATATGGGCCTCTACAAAGACATGAACACCGGGGACGTCGGAACGTACCCGGATGACTTCGCTCAGTTCTTCGGGACGTTGGTTCCGATAACTGAGGAAGAGCCTTGTAGCGACTGTTTCATTGACAACGACAACGAGAAAAGGGGGAAGCACAGTGGCTAACGAAGTTCGGATGCTTCGCGGCAACGTGACTATTCTCTTCGCCGCTCCTGAAGCGTTCGCTGACTGGCAGCATCCTACGGCGGCAGAACTAAACGCACAGTTCAGTGCGACCGACAACCCGCGTAACCTGGTGTTCAATGTGTCGTGTGCGATCCTGGACGGCTATTCGCTCGGCGAAACCGACCCCGACACGGACAACACTCGAACGATCTGCGACATCTCCGAGGTGGAGAACCCGACCCTCGCCAAGTACGAGGGCAAGTTCACTGCGCTCCGGGACGAAAGCGTGGACGACCAGGGTGTGTTCAACATGATCCGTGACATCACGATGAAGCCGGACATCACGCTGTTCATCGTGGAGCGTATCGGTAAGCGTCCGAACAAGCCGTTCGAGGTCGGGGATGTGTTCAGCATCTACCGCTTTCAGACCGACTACCCGGTCGACGGGTATGAGTCGAACGGCTTCATCAAGTACGAGCCGAACTTCCTTCAGAACGGCGCGTTCGTCCTCAACGAGAAGGTGGCCGCATAATGGATAAGAAAGTACTCTCCAACGAACACGTCAACGTCTGGGTTCTTCCCAAGGCGTCCGTGAGGGATATCAACGCTATCACCGTGGAGGAAATGAACTCTGCGGTGGCTATCGGTGACGCGATCAACTGGGACGACACGACGATCCCCGCCGCGAAGGCGTCGAAGGAACAGTCGTCCCTGTCTCTGCTCGACGCTGCCGGGTCTTCGTCCCGTGGCGCCGCACAGTACGAGGGCTCTCTCACCATGTACTACCCGACGAACCCCGACGATGCGAACTCGGTCTACGCCAAGGCGTGGAACATGTTCAAGAAGACCCGCGTCGACCTCGTTCTGGTTGTGCGCGGTGTCCTGAAGGGCCGTGAACCCATCGCTGCCGGTCAGTGGTACTGCGCGTTCCTCATGATCGAGTCCACGTACAAGAACACGCTGGAGGGCGACAATCCGACCCGTTACACGGTGTCGTTCCTGCAGCAGGGCCAGCTGGCAGTCAATGGCGTCTTCAAGGACAGCACGACGGCGATCACCGACACGGAAAATCTTACGGTGTCCCTCAATGAGCACCGGCCGATCCTGCCGAAGATCCACGGCCATGTGGCTCGCTCCGTGTGCTCATACCTGTCGAAGGACACCTCGACTGTGTCGGTCAGCCCGCTCGGTGTGGTGACCGGCCTGAAGGCAGGCAACGCTGATGTCATCGTCAGCCATCCCGCCTGTGCGAATGTGACCGTCAAGGTAACAGTGGCGTAACGCGCACACCATACTGAATAGCACAGGGCGTCTCCTCTCCGCCCTGTGCTATTCTTGTTTATGACGTTACCCTAACGCCTAACAGAGAGGATTTCAAATATGGACATTTTCGAGGTGCTGTCTCGATCCAAGGCGCCGAAGGCTGAGAAGGTCGTGTACCTTGACGCCGAGGCGGTGCAGGACGTGGAGCGGCTGATCAAGGAGCAGGCTGACGCCGATGAGATCAAGGAAGCGGTGAAGAGGCGTGACGCCTCCAAGCTGACGTTCCATCTTCAGTCGGTGACTGCCGATGTGCGCGAAGAGCTGATGATCGGCATCGAGAGCGCGGATAAAACGAAGAACAAGACGAAGCGTGTGTCGGAGGCCTATCTGGCGCTTCTGTCGAAGACCCTGTATAAGATTGAAGATGCCAAAGGCAACGTAGACGAGCGGAAGTTCAATTCAGAGGAGATTCGTAAGATCCTGAACGCTCTTCCTGGCGAACAGTATTTGGGTCTGCTCGTGGCGGCGATGAACCTTCTCGGGGCTTCCGCCGACTACGACAATGCGGTGACGGTGGATTTCTGATAGACGCCCTCCAAGACAAAGGGGGGAGCGGCGCTCTATCGATGGTTAGGACGGCGGTGGACCTGCACATGAGGCCCACCGCCGTCATCTATAACCAGCCCGACCCTTTCGGGCATTGGACGGAACTGGACTATAAGCTTGTATTGGCTTACAAGACGGTTAAGGACGAGACATGCCAGAAGTGCGGTAATCCTATCTGGCTGTGTCATTCGACGGATCCTGATATAGCATGGCGCGCAGAAGATAGAACATGCTATGCTACTAAAGCAAGGATGATGCATGATTGGGTCAGCACACACCGCGCCACTGATCCGCCCCCCTACGAGGACAAGCAGAAGTGGGGCAAGGACACTGTGATGACACCATACATGCCGGACTACGCGGAGCGAGACCTGCCCACGAGGATGGACTACTACAACAGGAGTGAGTGATGCCTGATATTAAGCAGACTATCGAGTTCAACGTACAGGGTACGTCTGAGCTCCACGAGGCTGCGGAATCCATCAACACCATCGCACAAGCCCTCGACAATATCAAGGGCAAGGTCGTCGGCGCCGACATCGGCAAAGGCTTGGATGGTGCGGGACGCGGCGGCCGAGAAGCCGGGGAGGGCTTCGACAGAGCGGGCCGGGCCGCAGAAGAGGCGAAGTCGCGCATATCCAACATGCGCTACGCCCTCTACGACGTGGCCGCCGTTATGCAGAACATCTCGAAGGCTACGATCGGCGCGTTCACTACTGTCGTCAAAGAGTCGATGGACTATGAGTCGGCCTTCGCACAGGTGAAGCGAACTAACGACATCGCTGGGAAGTCTGCAGACGAGCTGCGCGGCAAACTTGAGCAGATGGCTGCCTCCGTCACGACGACGAACTTCAAAGACTTGTCGAACATCGCAGCACTCGGCGGCCAGTTGGGCGTCGCTAAAGAGTCCATCACAGACTTCACCGAGACGGTAGCTAAGCTCTCGGCGACAACCGACCTTTCGCTCGACAAGTCGGGTGAGACGATCGCGCGCTTCCAGACGATCATGGGCACGACCGGCCAGAACTTCGACAACATCGCCTCTTCGATCCTGAAGGTCGGCGTCAACTCTGCTGCCACCGAGTCGCAGATCGCCAACACATCGACGCAGATCTCCGCTATGGGCAAATTCGCCGGCCTCACCGAATATCAGGTGGTCGGCCTGTCCGGTGCGTTGGCATCGATCGGCGTGGCACCCGAGCTTTCGCGTGGTGTCGTTACGCGTATGTTCACCCAGATGCAGAAGGCCATCCGAGGCGGCGGAGACGAACTCAACCTGTTCGCGAAGGTGGCCGGGGTTTCCGCACAGGAGGTCCAGTCCGCATGGGGCACGTCGAAGTTCTCTGACATCTTCGTCAAGTTCATCGCCGGGCTGAAGAACCAGGGGCAGGGCGCTATCGGTGTGCTCAAAGATCTGGGTATCAAGGCATCCCGCGACGTCCCGACGATCCTCCGTCTGGCCGAGGCGCACAAGACACTTGAACAGACGATGCGCGACGCCGAATCGGGATACAACGACTCGAAGACGCTCAATGACCAGTACAACCAGATAGCATCCACCACGGCCGGCAAGCTGGAGATGTTGAAGAATGCCTGGTCGAATCTGAAAGCCGAAATCGGCAGGTCTACGAACTCCGGCATCGGCGACATGCTAGGGTCCCTCACGGGTCTCGTTCAAGTCCTCGCGAACCTCGTGCAGAACCCCGCCGCACAGTGGATCGCCAAACTGGCCGGCGCCTTCCTGACAGCCGGTGGTATTTTGGCCGGCTACTATGCGAAGCAGGCCCTTGTGCTCGGCGGAGCCTACGCGTTGACGACGGCGCAGCGGTCGATGGGTATCGCGATGCAGCACCCGATCACGTCGATCCGCTCCCTCCTGTCCGCCCTGGCTGAGACAGTCAAGTTATACAAGTTGTCCACGGTGTCCGTCAACGAGCAGACGGGCGCCCTCTATAAGAACGCTGGCGCCGCCCAGTCGGCCGCCGCATCTCAGCGGGCCGCCGGCCAGGCGGCGGCGTCTCGGTCCGCTGCCGGGGCTGCGTCGGGTGGCGCGGCTGACGCGGCGGGTTCGATAGGGAATGCTGCCAAGGCCACATCGGGGCTTATGAGCGCCTTCAAGGGTCTCGCCGCGGGGGCAGGCATCTCCCTGTTCTTCACAGGTTTGTCTAAACTCACCGAGGGTTGGACTCGCCGCTCCGAACAAGCCCGGGCGGAGGCGAAAGCCCTGGAACAGGCACAAGCCGACCTCGCGCAGTCTGTGATGCAGGACACGAAGGCTTTCCAGGAGGGCGGTAGCGCCGCCTACGTGTTTGCGAAGGCAACCAACAAGGCCGGAGAGTCTATGTCTTCTCAGCTGTTCTCCACCTCGGATGCGAACGCCCAGACGAAGGCGATGGCTCAGGCGCAGGAGCTTCTCGCACAGAAGACCGGGCAGTCCACGGAGGAGATAGACAAGCAGACGTATGCGATCGGTGAGAACTCGCTGAAGAAGATGGCGGAGCAGATCGCAGGCAACACGGGCTTCAAACAGTTCGCCGACGACCAGCTGGGTACGCTCCGACAGCTGGGCTTCTCCGTGCAAGAGTACTCGAAGCTCGTCACGCAGGGCAACTCGGAGATGACCGACTCGCAGAAGAAGATGGCTGAAGAGTTCCGGAACAAGGGGTTCGGATTCCTGGCCGACGACATCGAGCGCAGCACCCAGAGGTCCAGCCAGTACATCGACTCCTTCAAAGCCAAGATTCAGGAGATGATAGCGTCTGGAAAGATCAATTTCATCGACGGCAAGGCCATCATCGAGACGCTGCAGAAGATCGACGACAACGCACACAAAGCCTTTGATGGTGTGCGCAACGAGTCCGACCTGGCATCGCAAACCCTGAAGGGCCTGAAAGGCGACGCGGCAGACGCCGGAGACGAGATGGATGAGATGGGCGAGAAGGCCGATAAGGCGGCCAAGGAGCTCAAGAAGGTTGTTGACTCTGCTCTGTCCGGCGATGAGGCGTTTGTCAACCTGGAGGATGCCGTCGCCAACCTGGGCGAAAGCCTGTACAAGAACGGCATGAACTTCGACGAATTCTCGGAGGCGGGCCGGGCCAACCTGAAGGCCCTCTATGCTGTTGTGCGTCAAGCAGCTGAGGCATCCGGCGGCGACGCCGGTGTGATGAACGCATACATCCAGCAGATCATGCAACTGCTGCGCAGCCACGGCGTCGGCTCCGTACAGGTCCTTGAGCGGGTGGAGCAGAGGCTTCACGCCGTAGCCAATAAAGCCACCCAGTCGGCTAACCAGATAACGAAGGCTGCTGCGCTCGCACAGAAGGCGGGCCAGGCGATCGGCATGATCGCCGCGAGTATCGCCACGGGCAAGGACTTCTCGAAGGAGGCGTCTGCTTCGCTTCAGGGTCTCGGCAAATCGTCTACGGCTGCATTGCCATCGATCAAGGACCTCGGGAAGGCTCTCGACCAGGGTTTCGCGAGGGGCGCCAGGAACGCCGCCAAGCACGCCAAGAAGGCCAGGCATAGGACGAGGAAACTCGGGGACCGTGCGAAGAAGGCAGGCAAGAAGATCAAAGAGGCGGCGAAGGAGATCAAAACCTTCACCGACTACATCAGCGAGCTGTCGTCTGTGGCGAATGCTGCCTTCCACTTCCGTTGGGAGTTTCCGAAGTCCTTGGACGAGACAGCGAAGTCGTTCAAGACGATCAAGTCTTATTTCGAGTCTGCGGCGAAGGACGCGCAGTCGGCGAACAAGGAGATCGGCGACGCTAACAAGTCGATCGAGGACACCCGGAACAAGATCGCCGAGTTGGATGCCGAGCTGTCGAAACTCCAGTCGGATCGTAACAAACTGACCTTCCAGCTTAAAGTGGCTGTCGACTACGGCGACACGCTGCGAGCCGACGACATTCGGGCCGAGCTGCAGAAGAACGCAGCCGCACAGCAGAAGAATCGCACGGACCGGAAGAACGCCGAAGGCGACCAGGCTGGCAACTACCAAAAGCTATACGAGGCGATGCAGAAGCTCTCGGACGCACAGCAGAAGGCGCGGCGCGACTTGGCGGGATTCTCGGACGCCGCTAGGGAACAGCGTGGTAACGTGCTGTCCCTTGTCGAGGCCTACCAGAAGCAGATCCTGGCCTATGCTAACACGGGCGCCAGTCAGCAGCAGGTGCTCGCATACGCCTCTGCTCTGCGCGCGGAGTTCATCAACAACATGACGTCGATGGGATACTCCCGTGCGGAGACTGAACGGTATGCTGCGACGTTCACAGACCTGTCGAAGGTGATCAACGGCGTTCCGAGGAACTTCACGGTCGGCGTGAACGCCGACCCGGCACTGCGGGCCCTCTCCGACCTGGAGGCGAAGAACCGGAAGTCGCAGCACTCGATGGACGACAACCGCGATGCCGCAGACAAGCTCGGCAACTCGCTGAACAACACGGGTGGAGATGCAGCCGGCCTTGGAGGAGCCCTCGGCGGAGGCGGTGTCGGAGGGGCTGCCGAGCAAGCAGCTGTGACATTCCAGCAGCTCGGGCAGATCACGGGCAACATCGGCGCGGAGATGTGGAAGGCCGCAGGCTCGGCCAACACAGCCGCACACGGGCTGGGCAACATGGGCAACCAAGCCCACGGCTCCGCCTATTCGATGGATGTAGCAGGCAACAAGGCCGGTTGGATGTCCTACGCGATCAACGGCATCCGCGAGGCCGGATACGGGGCGTTCAGCAATATCATCAGCAGCGCACAGCAGGCGGGGTTCTCGTTCAACCAGGCTGCAACCGACGCCATCAACCTGTGTAATCGTGTGCGGGATCTGCGAAGCCTGTCGGTGGGCCAGTTCATGTTCGGCTTCAACCAGGCCTGGGGTTTCTCCACGGGCGGCAAGGTCGGCGGATCGTCGTACAGTGGAGGAAAGCAGTCCACGGACACCGTTCCGGCCATGTTGACCCCCGGCGAGTTCGTCATCAACCGCCAAGCCGCACAAACCGTCGGATACGGGTTCCTGGAGGCCGTCAACTCCGGCCGCGCCGCTGCCTCGGGTGCCTCGGCTGCGTCGTCCGGCGGTGCAGGCGGCGGATTCGGCGGGGGTCCGATCCTCGTCGAGCTGTCCGGCACGGACAGGCACATTCTGGTGAGCGCTGTCAACAAGCCGACAGTGATAGACGGCAATGCTATAGTGGGGATGGTCAACGGCTCTAACGCCATGGCATCGAGGAGAGGAGCATAGGAATGCCTAAACGACCCAAAGTGTGGTTCGGCACACTGAACGACATGCGTTGGATAGACGCACCCGTGGCTAACTTCCAAAGCAATAGCACGGGATTCAACTACAGCGCCACGACGCTTAGAGGCGACGGCTTTGCCAAGAGGTCGGCGTTGACGCACAGGGAGTTCACGCTCACCTGGGCGGCCAACACCGTGGCCGAGCACGCTGCCCTGCTGTACCTGCTGTCCACCAACGAGCTGCTTTACTACGTAGACCCGTTGGCGATGAAGACGAACCTTCTGCCGCTGTTCATGTCGCATTACATCCCAAACGCCACGGTTTTCACCGACGACATCCCACACGTGGCTACGCCGGGCTCCTACAACGGAGCCCCGGCGATGTCGTGGAACCCCGCGTGGATATGGCAGATCGGCCAGAAGATCCACTGGCCGGAAGGCTACAAGCTGTGGGCGGGGTGCCGCGGGGACGGAACGATTCAGATAAACGACACAGCGGTACAGGCGGTGAGTGAGTTCGACGGTCGCTACGTCACGACGCAGATCCCGACGAACAACATCAGCAATCCGTGGGGCGAGATCCAGATGTGGGCGAGCTCCCGGATTTCGAGTATCTGTGTGCGAGCCTACCCCGAAACGCAGGTGAAGACGATCAGCGATGTGCCGAACAACTACGGGCCGTTCCTGCCCGGCATGGGGTACGGAGCGCTGCAGCAGAAGGAGCCATATTCGATACAGGAGTACAGTGCGGCTATCGACGGCTATGAGGTAGCCGTGACTGCGACGTTCGTTGAGAAGGTGCTGCTGTGAGCGTCGCACCCGAGCCCTTCGAATACAGGACGGACCGCTCGCTGGAGTCGTTCTCCGCGCAGTGGGATCGCATGTCGTACAGTGTCCCGGGCGGCACCAAGGGCTACCCGGTGATTACATTGACGGACCGTTTCTTCAAGCCGGCGGACGTGTCAACGACGTGGACGAACAAGCACCCTGTATCTAGCGTGTACGAGTTCAGGGGGGATGTGCGAACGTTCACGTCCAACTATTCGACGAACACCGTGACCGTCGACGACTTGTGCTATAAGCTCAAGCAGGTGAAGGTCGTCCCCACACAGTACAACAACTTCCGGAACGTGGTCGTCGAACTGTTCAAACTGTGCGACTATGACAAGGTGTATGTGGACGGCTTCATTAAGGCGGACCAATACAACCCGATCATCATGGCTCCGGGCGGATCGTTCAACGTGTGGGACTATCTGAACACACTGTGCGCAGTGCATAACGTGTATATGCTCCGCCAGAACTCGAACCTGCTGTTCCTTCGCGACAATAACTTCCTGAAGGAACGCATTAACAATGTGACGGGTATGAGCTACAGCGTGGATCTCGCACAGTCCACTAAGACAGTAAAGACAACGTATAGACCTATGCGTTACGCTTACAACGAGTACTTGCCGCTGAGCAAGGAGTCGAAGGACACGATCATCCAAGTGGACGCCCGGAAGACCGTGGAACAGACGATCACGCTCGACGCCTACGTGATCGAGGCTATGACGCCGTGGGTGACCCAGTGTAAAGACTACATCCCGGCGAAGGACACGTCCGGCCTGGAGTATACGGCGTACTGCGTGTCCGGCAATGACGGGCTCCCGATCACGGCGTCCCAGTGGCTGGGGCAGGGGGGTAGCCTGTCTGTGCGCCTCGACCCGAAGAACCATAACCAGATAATCGTGACTGTGCGCGGGATGGTGACGTCCGACTACTCACCCTTCCGCATCGCTGCATCCTCGGGGCCGTCTAACTACTACAACTCGCTGCGTTTCCGTGGCACAGGACTAGTGATGGGTCCGGAGGACACGTATGTCACGCACACGGGGTCGTCCTCACTGGGTAGCGACGAGGAGCAGATCAACAACCCGTTGATCAATACGCCGTCGCTGGCGATCGACAACAGCCTCAGAGCGGTGTGGGAGAAGTCAGGGTCGATCCCGACGATCACGCTCACATCGCCCAACCTGGAGAGCCGTACACCCTCGATGACGGGCAACGACTTGTTCCTTACATCGGGGTCGGCTTTCGACTACGGCGGGGACCGGTTCATGACGACGCACGTTGACATGAACAACCAGGAGATCACAGTGACGGCTACGTCGCGGATCACCTGCGACGAGTTCTCTAACAATATCGGTACAGGTGTTTCGTTAGCCGACTATGAGGCGAAGATCCCGAAGACGATTTACAACGTGTTCCAGTTCAATCAACCGCACAAGGAGTACAAGCCGGAATGATACCAAATAAGAACCTCGGCGCCGGCGACACATGGGGTACGTGGGTGCAGGATGAGATCTCATCCATCAACTCGGGTCTCAACAACCTGGGGATCGGGGGTGTGCGCAACTCGCTGAACGGCCTGATGAACAACATAGACAACACCAACAACAAGCTGTCGTTCCGCTCCCTCACAGGTGATTTACGACAGCTTGGGCCTAACACCAATGAGGTCCTGCTATCGGAGAACATCCTCAATTACCCGGAGAATGGAAAGGGTTACCTGAACTTCTTCTTCTTCGGTAGTGGACGATATGTGAATACAGGTGCCTCCGACGCTTTCCGGTCGAAGATGCAGCTTATCGTTCGAACAGCTTGGACCCCTGTAGGCGGAACGCAGACGAAATTCGAAGAATACTACGTCTCACAGATGCCAGGTATGTTCAATGGAGAGATAAACCCAGGTTTCTACGATCTCTATGCGTTCTTCAACATGACGGTGCCCCGTGTCACACAAGTGACTTTTCGTCTTATTGGGGAAAACAGACTGACGAGCAACCCTCACAAAGAGTTCTACAACTATTTCAACGGCACTATACTGGTAATGGAGTCCAACCAGCCTAACACGTAAAGAGAGGTAAAATGGCTACAACCGACAGCAATGGGATCGCGCACATCGAGGGCACCGACCCGGTCAAACCCCTGCAGGGCTTGTTCAACACGATATCGTCGTCCGTGTCCAACGTCGTCGGCAAACTGCGTAGACAGGTAATCTACCCTGTAAAGACTCGATGGGACGCACAGAATAAGGTAGACGAGCTGAAGCGCCAAGGCGTGGAGGGCACGGCTGACGAGCCGATCGTCTTCAACATTCTGAACGACCGTATCCAGCTTCAGCATGATGGTTCGGGGTTCTCCTATTTCAACGCGCAGATGGCGGTTCTCGCAGCCGGGGTGTTCGAGACCGGCTACCAGAGGTGGGAGCAGCATAAGATCAAATCATTCACCGTCCCCTTCCCGGAGGAGCTTGACCGTATACCACGTTCTCTCCTGTGCCAGGTGACGGACGCCATAACGCACAACATCATCGCGTTTCCGGTGGATAAGAAGCAGTTCGGCGTCGCCGCCGCTTGTAATTGGCCGTGGCCCGTCGATTCGAATGTACACGTCAGCTGGGTAGCGCTCGGGTAACCAACCTGCTTGATATATAGAAGAAGCCCCCGCATTGCGCGGGGGCTTCTTCCTACTCACCTGCCTTATAGCGTCTCCACCACCGGTGGATGTCTGTGTTCGGCGTGTACAGCCAACTCGGTCCTATGATGTTGAACAGCACGTCGACGAACCTGTGCGAGCCGTTACCCTGGCCGTTCCAGGGGTGGGATGAGAACGGGTTATCCGCATCCCATTCGAAGACGGGGCCGATGCCCGCCTTCCCGAGGCGCACAGCCAGCTCGAAGCAGTCTTCGACGTGCAGTGCCTCGTTGTCGTAGCAATATTTCCTAATCCACCTCGCGGTGTTCCATTTCTTGATCATCAATTGGTCCTTTCTCTTGTTAATTGCAGGAGCCCGTGGTAAAAGGCTTCGGAAGCCTGTTGGGGTGTGCACGCGTTTCCGAGGGCCGCCAACTGTGCTGTGCGCGACACGTCGTCCGCGTCGGTCACCCACCCTTTCGGGAAGCCCATCATCCACTCGACGAACTCTACGTTGAGGGTCCCCTTAGGCTTAGCAAGTGGAGGGGCCTTGCGACCGAGTGTTTCCGCCCAACGCTCAATGGCCACCCCGTAGGAAGCCCTCACTTCGTCTTCGCTCCAATACTTGAGGTCGTAGAAGGATGGGCGCTTGGAATACCCGGGGCTTTTCCTGCCGTCCATGCGGGACCGATTGGGGGTCGGCAGACAGCGTAGCCGTGTGTCAGGCCTAACTTCGACTAGCTGTGCGTTGAAAGGGACAGCCCATTTCTCCGTACGTTCGGCGAAGACGAAGAGCCTGCTTCTCTTGTGCGGCATGCCGAGGCGGCTCGCAGGGAGTATCACAGAGCTTGTCGAGTAGTCAGCTTCGTTCAACGCGTCCAAGAGCACGTCATATGCGCCCTTCGTGAGAGCCCCTGCGACGTTCTCCCACAAGACGTAATCCGGCTTCTTCGCCTTCACGGCTTCGATGAACGCGTAGAGCAGAGAGCTCTTCTCGCCCTCCGGCCCTTTACGGGATCCGAGGTGTGAGAAGTCCTGACAAGGCGTCCCTCCGGTAATGCAGTCTACGTCGGGTACCCCGGACCAATCGATTTTCTCTACATCTCCGAGATTGGGCACCCCGTGGAACATGGTTGAATGTTCGAGTATCTTCAGTGCATTCCCGTCAGTCTCTGCTATCCACTCGATATTGTTGTCATACGGGGCAATGGATGTCACTGTGTTGAATACACCGAGCTCCAACCCACCGATACCTGTGAAAAGCGACCCTATCTTCATTTCCATCCTCTCTCATATGTTGGTTTGTGGTGTGCTCGCTCGACCAGATAGGCTATAGCGTGCCGTGCGGCCTCTCGCCTGTCGTGGTGGTGGTCCTCGACCTTCTCGAATAGGAGACCGAGCTTTCGGAGGTTCTCGTCGCGGACGAACAGCCGCTGTTGCGGTGTGCGCCACACAATCTCTTTCCCAAGGACTCGGCCGAAGACGTGAACGACCCCCTCAACGCGAACCGGGTTGATGTCGGCTCCGGGGATGTTGCGGTTGACATACTTCTCGCACACCACAACATCCGGCTGTACCATACGGTCGAACATTCGCTTGTAGAGCCAGTCGTAGGTTTCCTCGGTTCCGGGGTTCCACGAGTTGAGGAGCTTGGCCGGATCGTCCCCCCCGTAGCCGAGGAGGACGATGCCAGTGGTGCCCCCGACCCCGCAGGGGTCGATAGCTAGCAACGTCGTCATCGATCGTCCCCGCCCTCAGAGTCCGTGATACTGCTGTGCGTAGCCCCAGTACCCGCCGTCGACGAATGACCTGGAGGCCGGGTGGTAATAATAATGCGACTCGCTTCCTGTATCGCCTCGTTCAGCTTCTTCGCCGATTTGCGGAGCTGCCAATCCAGCAGCGCTATAGCCACCGCCCATGCCAGAAGCATAATAACGACCCAGATATTCATAGTATCTCCTTTCCTTCGCTTTGTTGCCCCACAGGTAGTCGATCAGCAGACAGGTGAACACACCATAGTGGAACGGCCATGCCCAGACGGTCCACATGAAGGGCCTGATGCGCGTGTCGTAATTTTCGATTCCTCTATCGCCTCTTGTCGCCCACACCTGGTACGCGACGAGGTGTGCTATGGCGCCGATGAAGAGGACGCACAGGATAAGCTGTGTCTCGTTGAGATTGTTCGTCTGTGTCATGGGGTTGGCTCCTTTCTTTCTCCATGTCTCCATGGTAGCGAGAGGAGCCAACCCCGTCAAGCCGTTCAGCTGTGCCGTCCGTCACTTATGCGAGCCTAAGGATGTAGCGGTCAAAGCCGGCCGACTGCACGCATTCAACCAGCTCCCGTCTGCGCTTATCCCAGCGCTTCCTGTCCCACGAGGCGGCCATCAGCTGGAAAGCCACGGGGGTGCCCTCTGTGCGAGCCTCCTGCAGGGCGAAGGTGCGCACACCGGCCAGCTTCAGCTGGGAGACCAGGTCCTCGAAGTTGTAGTCGATGAGCGACTCGGGGTATACGGTTGTGCGTACCTCGTAGTCGACGCCTGACTCCAGAACGAGGTCAAGGGTCTTCCAGACTTTGTCACCTCGCACACCGACGGCTTTCTTGTAGTCCTCGGGTCGTGCTTTCACGTCGAGCCCGACCCAGTCGACGACGTGCATCATGCGCTCTAGCCTATCCGGGAACATTCCAGATGTGTGGACGCCGACTTCGAAACCGAGATCTGCGGCGGACTCGGCGGCCGGGATGATCGCCTCCTGGCGCAGTGCCTCTCCACCTGTGAAGACGACGCCGTCGAGCAGCCCGACGCGCCGCTTGAGAAACCCTTCGACTTCGCTCCACGGAATGACGCCAGGTGTGCGGTTGTCGAGGATGGCGGAGTTCTGGCAATAAGGGCACCGAAGCGGACAGCCCTGGCAGAACACGGTGACTACGAGCCGGCCGGGCCAGTCCACTGACGACAGCGGCACCAGCCCGGCCACTTGAAGGTCGTGCTCGGTCACGCCTTCACGCTCTCCTTCTCCGTGAAACACGTCCGCTCAGCGTACTCACCCTTCTTCCCGATGTTGAACGACTGCACGGGCCTGAAGTAACCCATGACACGAGTCCACACCTCACACGCCTCTCCGCACTTCTCGCACACGAAATTCTCCCCGGCGAGATAGCCGTGGTTGGGGCAAATCGAGAACGTGGGGGTGATGGTGATATAGGGCAGGTGGAAGTTGGTGAGCGCCCTCTTAACCAACTTGGCGCACACAGCACCAGACGAGATTTTCTCGTTCATGTACAGGTGCAAGACAGTTCCACCTGTGTACATGGACTGCAGGTCTGCCTGCTCTTCCAGCGCCTGAAAAGCGTCCTGCGTGTGCGACACAGGGAGCTGCGAAGAGTTAGTGTAGTAGGGGTTCTTGTCCGTACCAGCTTGGATGATGTTGGAGAAACGCTTGCGGTCCTCCTTGGCGAACCGATATGTGGTGCCTTCCGCAGGGGTAGCCTCCAGGTTGTAGAGGTTGCCAGTCTTCTCCTGATATTGTACGAGGCGCTCTCTCATGTGTGCGAGGAGCTTCTTGGCGAAGGCGTGACCCCACTCGGTGGTGATGTCTTCCTTATCGTGTGTGAAATTGCGGATGGCTTCGTTGACGCCGTTGACGCCGATCGTGGAGAAGTGGTTGCCGAGCCCCCCGAGGTAGCGCTTGCTGTACGGAAAGAGGCCACGCTCCATAAGCTCGGCGATCTTGATCCGCTTCTTCTCAAGCGTGGACGAAGCGAGGTCCATAAGATGGTCGAGCCTCTCGTAGAGCGCGTCTTCGTCCCCGGCCCACATGTAGCCGAGCCTTGCGGCGTTCACGGTGACGACGCCTATGGAGCCCGTGAGCTCGGCCGAGCCGAACAAACCGTTGCCCCGCTTCAGGAGCTCGCGCAGGTCGAGCTGGAGGCGGCAGCACATCGAGCGGATCATGCCCGGGTCGAGCTCGGAGTTGATGAAGTTCTGGAAGTAGGGCAGGCCGTACTTCGCGG